GACCTCATTGCAAGGGCAGAGCAGGAGATTCAGGGCACCAAGAGAGGCGCAGAACGTAAGGCGTGGGTGGCGCAGATGCTCCGCACGGCCCTCAGCGCCAGCAAGTGGGGCAGACTTATCAGCTGGGCCATCACCGATGAGACCATCGGCACCATCATCCAGTTTTTCTTTGACCGCGCAAAGGCGGCCCTGAGTAAGGAGTAAGACCATGAGCAGCACTACATACCAGATTTACGCCAAAAACAAGCAAATCCATCGTAAAGTGAGCATAATTTGCACACTTTCAGTGCGAATTTCCCGTTTTCAGCATAAATTCACCGCTATGGTGCGCAACGCAGGACAGCTTCCGCAGCCCTTCTGGCTCGGTGCTGCCTGTGGCGGCGGCTCGTGTAGTCTTTCCGCCAGCGTTGCAAGGGCTTAATGCAGAACAGATAAAAGCTGTGATAAAACGTTCGCCGCTTGGGAGGTATGACCGGAAAATCGCCCGGTTGCGGTACGTTGACCAGCTATGTCAAGTTGATATTGCAGCGCGTGTGCCGTATTGTCGGACATCAATCGGCAATAGGCTGAAAATTATTGATAAAATGCTGGATGTGTGATACTATACTTTTAATTGGGTGCGTTTTCTTGTGAAGCGCGTTGAAGCGGCAGGCTTTCGGGTCTGCCGCTTTTCTTTTTTTACGATTTGCTGGTGGATTTTGTTTTATTCGCACTAGTTTTGTCGAAAGCATTGCCATATATTGGATGATGTGATATCTTAGCATTGCACTCCAATGTGTGTGCCCTTAACAGTTAAGCGCTCATGCGGATTTTTCCGTGTGGGCGCTTTTCTTTTTTGCTCATAGTAATCAAGCTCTAATCAAGCTTTAAGCAAGGTTTAAGCAAGATTTTTTGTCCTTCGTTGTGCGTTCGTTGTCCTTCACTTTTTTCTGATGCGGTACACTGAGAGCACAAGGAGGGATGTTTTATGAGCTATTATCCGACACCCGGAACGCCTTACGTTCCGCAGCAGCCTGTCAATCCTTACGGTGGCATGGGAACGGTAGGCCTTGCCACTCCCCTGCCCAACACGCAGATGCAGCAGGCACAGCCGCAGCGTCCGCAGCCGATGAATGGGCAGCAGCCTGTTCAGCAGTCGGCACAAGATGGCGGTTGGTTGCTTGGCAGACCTGTTTCCAGCAGAGAAGAGTTTTTGGCGATACCGTCTGACCTGTACGGAAGATGGACGTATTGCCCGGATTTGCGTAGTGGGGTCATCTACTGCAAACGTCTGAACCCAAACACTTGTGAATCTGACGTGTTAGAGTTTTACAGCCCGGAAGCATGGCGGCAAATGCAAGCGCAACAGGCACAGCAGACCGCTGCACCAACACAGCAGTATGTGCCTGTTGAGCAATACAATGCCCTCGTCCACCGTTTGGATGAGTTGGAAAAGTGGCAGAAGAGCTTTTCTAAGCCCACTGCCACTGCAAAGAAAGGAGAATAAGCAATGTCCTCTCCGTTTGATATGATTACTCACAGCCCTATCATGCAGCTTGCAAATCTGGCTCGCGCCGGGCAAAACCCGATGGGGCTTATCCAGCAGCTGGGTGGGCAGAGCGCACCCATCATGCAGGGGCTGAACCTGATTCAGGGCAAAAACGAAGCGCAACTCAGGACGATGGCGCAGAACCTCGCCAAAGAGCGTGGCATCGACCTGAACCAACTGGCAAGCGCCCTAAATTTGACGCTTCCGAAGTGAGGAGGCTTTACAATGGATGATTTTGAAAACAACCATTCCGAAAAAGATTTTGACATCAACAATCTGTGTGGCAATGACAAAATATGGGTTCCTTTAATGCTTGGCTTGATTTTCGGTGCTGCCAGCAAAAATTGGGTTGACCAAAAAGACAAAAAAGACAACCCTCCAAGTTGACTTAACAATCCTAAAATAAGCATCCTTCTAAGCGAAACGCTTCTCAGTTTTGCGGACTTGACAAAAACCGCGTTTGTTTGGCTTCGCCCATCGCATACGGCGGTGGGATAGCATAACGCAAAACTGAAAGGAGTTTTGTTATGGACGATTTTGCAACTGGCTATCTGGCTGGGCAGGACGGCGGCAACAACAACGGCGGATTCTTCGGCAACGAAGGCCTGTGGGCTGTTATTATCCTTGCCATCATCTTCGGCTGGGGTACAAACGGCTATGGCCGGAACGGCGGTGACAACGGCATGAACGCTTACATCCCCTATCTGGTCGGCACAGGCGCAACCGGGCAGGGCGGCAACGACACCCGCGCGGCTCTGTCTGAGGGCTTCTACCAGCAGGATACCTCCCGCTCTCTGGCGGGCATCCAGAGCGGTATCTGCTCTCTGGGTTATGACCAGCTGGCACAGATGAACGGCGTCAACACCAACATTGCGAACGGCTTTGCAGGCGTGAACAGCGCCATCTGTCAGCTTGGCTACCAGAATGCACAGCTGGTGAACAGTCTGGAACGCAGCGTGTCCAACGGCGATAATGCCATCAACCTTGCTATCATGCAGGAGGGCAACGCTCGGCAGGCGGGTCAGACCGCACTTGCCACGCAGCTTGCATCTTGCTGCTGCGAGAACAAGCAGCTGATCGGCGACCTGAAGTACACCATCGCAACGGAAGACTGCGCCACCCGGCAGGCTATCGCAGACAATGCCCGCGCCATCGTGGACAACTGCAACGCCAACTTCCGCAGCATGATGGATTACTTCACGCAGGATAAGATTGCCACTCTGACCGCTGAGAACCAGAGCCTGAAGTTCGCGGCTTCTCAGGATCGGCAGAATGCGCTTCTGACCACCGTGATGTCCCAGCAGACTGATACCATCCTGAACCGTGTGAATCCTCGTCCGATTCCCGCTTATCAGGTGGCAAACCCCAACTTGGGTGTGAACTGCTGCGGCTGCTGCTAACCAACACACTCCCCGATAACACCGGGTGAACCATCGGGGCAGGGGTAAGACACCTCTGCCCCTGATTTTATAGGAGGAAAACATTATGGCTTGCAAAACAAGCTGCAAACTCTGCCCTCATCTGGTTCTGAGCCAGTCTGTTACGTTCGCCAACGACACGCTGACCATCAACATCCCTGCTGGCGCATACCAGAACGGAGAGAAGTATTGCATCGTGGTTGCTCAGAGCATCCCGGACACGACCACCATCAACGCCCCTGTAGTCATCACTATCGGCGTAGGGACTACCGCATACCCTCTGACCGACTGCAACTGCACTCAGGCAACCGCCGAGAGCATTCACACTCGCACCCGCTACGCTACCCGCGTTGCAACGTCTGCAACTGGCACCGGCACGTTCAAGTATCTTGGCTGCTTCTGCCGCTCCCACGCTGGTGCGCCCGCGTCTATTTCTTGAGGAGGTATAGATTATGGGCAAGACTAATTTTCGCCGCATGATGATGCTCCGTGACCACGATAAAAACCGTGAGCCGGAACGTGACCGCCTTGAGGAAGAGCGTGACCGCAGGGAACGTGAACTGGAACGCCGTCTGCGTAAGCTGGAAGGCGGCAACGACCGCTATCCCTACTATCCTCAGGAGGAAAACCGCTACATCGACCCCTACCCTATCCCCCGCTACCCTGACGTAGAAAATGGGCGCAGGATGCCGCAAATCGGCTTCTCGCAGAACGGAGACTGGGACAAGCGGTCTGGGCAGTACGAACGTGGCGGCGCAGACAGCCGCTCCATCAAGATGCCACGCCAGCACCTCACCCACGATGAAGCGGAGGAATGGTGCGACAGCATGGTCAACGCTGACGGCACAAAGGGCTGTCACTGGACGTTGGAACAGACACAGGACGTTGCGAAACAGCGCAATATCACCTGTGACCCGAACGATTTCTGGGCAGTCATGAACATGATGTACTCGGATTATTGTCAGGTCGCAAAGCGCCAGTCCGTTGACACTCCGGGCTTCTACGCTGACATGGCAAAGGCGTTCCTTGAGGACGCAGATGCCGCAGACGGCAAGGCGTATCTCTACTGGGATTGCATTGCTGATAAGTAAAACAAAACCCCTGTGCGGTCGTTGCGGCTACACAGGGGTTTATTTTTATTTCCAAAGTGTTGATTTTGACCTCATGTCAAACAAATCTTGCGGAGTGATTACAAGGCTCTTGTCGAGTTCTACCACACTGACAATGGAAAACTTGCCGGGAACTTCTCGCTCAATTCTTGCTTTTGCTTCCTCTTTGCTGTTCGCAAACAAGACGAACGGTGCTTGGAAGTGCCTGCACTTTTCGTAATCATCGTACTGGATTTTGACCCAATAAAAATTTTCCATATATCGCTCCTTTGCCATCTCAATATTTTACAGGCGGTTCAGGTAACGGCATCCAGTATGTAATATTGTGAGGTTTTCCGTTTTTATCTCGCCATTCACCAAAGTCTTGCTCATATCCAACAATGTCAACATCAAATTCGTCTGGGCTAAATCCAATAACATACGGATTGTATTCGTCTGGCATCTCGTTTTTCACGTTTATCCACTGCCCAATTTTAGGGGCGTTTGAAATGTCATACGAACAGTATCCAATACATTGAGCTACCCCTAACTCATCCACGAGGTTCCTGTTTCCAATCTTCGTGACGCAAACATCGTGAACCCTCTGCCACCCACTCTTGTAATCGGAATATTCGACTTGTGAAATTACGATATTTTCTGGGTTCAATTCTTTTCTCCCACAGGTTAAGTTCCATTCATTTGCAATTCTCTGCTTCATTTCGTATTCATTGGCAAACACTCTTGTTTCCTTTAGAGCGTTTTTCAAAGAACCACGATGAGGTCTATAAGCAATCATACGTCAATCCTCCAAGAAATCCTCCAACTCAATCTTCCCCTCTGCCGCTGCAACTGCCAGAGCGTAAACAAACTGCCCGATCGTCATTCCGTGCCGTCTGGCTTCACGGTTGATGTACTTGCGTTCTTCCTCGCTCATAAGGATGGTAATGCGCTTAGAACGCTTGCCATCACCGCTTGCAACGCCCTGATGCGATTCCGGAATCGGGATTTTTTTCTTTGTCAACCCAGCTTCGGTTAATGCGCCAGAAACATCGCCTTGTTCGATAAGGCGTTGAACTTCTTTCGCTTGTTTCAGTTTCTTTGACTTACTTTCGCCTAACACGGCATCACTTGGCTGTCTTTTGCTGTCTTTGGCTTGCTTCGGCTTAATGCTGCTTAATTCCGCTTCACTTGGCTGTGCATGGCTGTCTGTGGCATCACTTGGCTTAATTTGCTCCTGTTCGGCATTATTCGGCTTTGTTTGGCTTACTTCTTCTTCCTTTGGCTCACTTCGGCTTAATGTCTGTTCCGAAAAAACAGGCTGGAAGTCAAACCCGCCAAGCAGACCCGTTGATTTTTTACTGGTTGACTTCATTTTACATTTCCTCCACTTTCTTCGGAAGCTCACGAATTGGCATCCAGTATTCAATTTCTCCCGGCTTAAACTGTTTTACGATTCCTCGATTGTTCCACCATAACCATTTCCAATAATAGCCAATATAAATGTTCCCGTCTTTGTCAGCCAACAAAACTTCTTTCTTCTCTTTTGGTAAATCCCATTCATAGTTTGTTGGTGCCCATTTTTGAAACTTTGTTGTGTCCATAACTGCCACAAGAACGTCCATATATGCGTCTTTTTCTTCCTTGCTTTTAGCTCCAGCCTAATAGCAAGAAATTTCGCTCTGAACGATTTCACCGTCAATCAGTCGCATTTTGTGTCCTCCTCATTATATATTAAATCGTAAAATCCTCCATCCTCTCCAATATAAAAAGAGCCATCTTCCCAATATGCTCCACATTGGTTGGCGCAGGCTGCGGTCATTGGGTCTCCGCCACCAGCTCCTTTTGTTGTCGTGTATCGTTTTGACAACTTTCCGCTTTTGGTCACTTTATATTCACGAGATATTTGTATGAATTCAGAAACGACAATCTCTCCGCCGCACAATGGGCAGCAAGTACGAAGCTTCCCTTTCATTTTGCATCCCCCTCCGCAATCATCTTTGCCAAAGCCTTGAAATCCTCTGCGCTGGTACTCTTTGCTGTGTCACCGCTAAACAGGCTGTGACGCTCTGCCTGTGCCTTACGAACGCCCATAGACGGTCTAATCTTCACGTCAAGCAGCTTTGTTCCCATGCTTTGTGCAATCACAGGGAGCTGTTCCACAACCTCTTTGGACAGGTTCTCACGGCTCTTGTACTGGTTCAGAAGCAGACCCTCAATCTTCAAGGTCGGGTTGAAGTATCTGCGAACGTCACCGATGGTCTGTGAAAGTTGGCTCAATCCGGCAAGCGCATATCGGTCTGCTGTAATAGGCACGATGATGCTGTTGGCGGCGATCAGAGCGTTTACAAGCGCAAGACCGAGCTGCGGGGGAGTGTCCAACACAATGTAATCGTACTGCTCAGATACGCTTTCAAGAACTTCTCGTAGCCGGAAGTTCTTGCCCATGTCCCGAACAAGCTGCTCGTCAATGTCCTTCAATGCGTTGTCGGACGGCAGAATGTCACCAGCTTCACAGTGCTGGATTCCTTCTTCGACCGTGCCCTGCCGGGTCATCACATCGAATAGGGTGCATACGTCCACCACCTTTGCACCGTAGGTGTCTGTTGCGTTGCACTGGGCATCGCAGTCCACCAGCAGAACTTTCTTGCCAAGCAACTGCAACGCACCAGCCAGACAGGTGCTTGTGGTAGTCTTTCCTGTGCCGCCCTTCTGGTTGGCGACAGCTATGATTTTTGCCATTTTATCACTCTTTCTTTTATTTTCTATGTCTGATTACTTTTGCAGTGCGTCAATCTCATAAAATGCCGGAAGATACTCTTCAATCGCGCCGTCTTTCTTCAAGCTACCAATCAGATACCGCTTCGGGTGGTCAGGCCAAGGGTCACGGTTGATTGAAAGAATATCCGCACACGCAGCCTTTACGATGTCATAGACCGCATCTCTCCGCTTTGGCAGCTTGATAGATGGGTGCTCTTCCATCATCTTTACTTCGACAACCTTTGCAACCTCGATGCACTCTTGAACGGATAGAGCATCACACACAGACCAGTCGTACCCTTCGTATACGCTTGTGCGTGGTTTTCTGGCGGCTTTTTTGATTTCCGGCTTGGAATTAGCCGTCTCACAATCAACCTCGCTAGAATCGGCATCTATGACGGGCTGCTTGGATTTGTACCCAAATCGGAACTCAACCGCTACGACCTTTCGCCCTGTGCAAATCTTCTCAAAGTCAACGACAATGTCTGAAACATTGCTGATCTCTTCCACTGCTGGTTCAAGAACTCTGCGGCGTAAAGCCCGGAAGTCGTCATAACTTGCATCGTTTGCCCCCAAGTGGTCACGCAGCTGTTTCAAACCAATCTTGTTCGATGTTAGAGAGCGATTCATCCAATCTCGAATCATGCTGTACATCAGAATAGATGCTTGCTGCTTCATCCCGATTGTATAGCGCAGACGGTATTTGACATAGCCGCTTCTTGCAATGTCGAAAAACACAGGCCGCAAGTCAGGATTACAGTTGATTGAAACGTCATAGGACAAGGATTCTCGATTAAACTTGACCTCTGCCTTTGTGAACAGCGGATACATCACATATTCTGTTCCATCTGCATTCAGTGGTACTGAAACCACGTTGCCCAAAAAGTGCTTAACCTGCGACTTCAAGTTCTTTGAATTGAGCTTCAAATCCAGCAGCTTGCAATATTCAGCCAGCGTAAACGACACGTTAGAGCTTTCGGGGTCTCTCGGATTGATACGGCTCAGATAGACCTCAAGCAGCCGAAGCTCGCCTGCTGTGTAGTCCGTAAACTTCGCCCAAACCAATGCCTTGCTCTTTTCGACAAGGTTGTTTCCTGTTAATTCTGGCATTGCATCACCTCATTTCTTCTACCCTATTATACCACTGTATCGTGTACACGTCAATGATTCTGTACACAATTATTTTTCAACAATCGACTTCCACATTTTGTACACGATACTCCATTTTTTGTACACGATACTCTCCACTTCTTGTACACGTTCCTCCACTTTATGTACACAATGCTCCACTTTTTGTACACATTCTTACTATATATATAAACAAGAAATAAACAAGAGATAAATAATCATCATCAAATAGTGACGACGATACATTTTCAAGAATTTCTTCTCTTCAACGGGCAGATTGTTGAAAACGACAACTCTTTTTGCTGAATAAGAAACGTCCATCAAGCCCTATAACCTACCTGACGGCTCTATCGTGTACAGGAAATGGAGTGTAATCACACCAATGGGGGACGAATTGACAGGTCACGCTTTGATGAACGAAAATTTCACGCAAACTCGTTAATTGCATCCGCAAAAATCCGCCATTTACGATTCTATGGGGGACAAAATGACAACCCAAAACCATATTTATAACAAGCCTATTGTGTACAAAAAGTGGAGCACGTCCCCTTGTATACCGTAAAAACTTCGATAATTCGACAATCAGCCACTTATATTATTTGGATTCACGGTATAGGAATCGTTGGACTTCATAGCAGCTTCCGTTCCAGCGTCCTGCGCCTGATAAAGAATCTCCATCTTTGGGGCGGTTCCGTTCGGGTCTGGGTCTGTTCTGGTAGCCTGTGCCATCTCATAGCTACCAGACACCATCCGGCAGACAGCGACCCTGTCCTTCAGCGGTGTGTGGAGGTTTGCCAAAATCTCTGTCAGCACGCCGATATGGTCTGAGCCGTGATCTCCGTATCGGATGTACAGCAAGGCATCTATCTCATAGGATGAGCACTCCATCATAGCATCTATGAGAATTTTCCGTTTCTCCATGTCGGAAAGGTCATCCTCAAGGTGTTCAAGTAGTCCCGGATGAATGCAAGCGTCTATGTATCGAGCCGCCGATACGCCGCAGCAGGTGAACCAGCGCATAGCCATAGGAAGGGAAATGGCTGCCAGACCTTGCTCCCAATTTGCTATCGTGCCGCGATTTACGCCCATTTTTGCCGCCAATTTCTGCTGGCTCAAGCCAGAACGCATTCGAGCTATCTCTAATGCTTTGGCTGTTCTTACTAAATATTCATCCATAAATCCTCACCCTTTCAACAAAATCCGGCAAAACTGCTGGATTCGGCAAGCCAAAAAATGGAAAAAGCTGCTATGGAGAACCAACAGCAGCCTGTGTTATAACTGTATTGTCAAAAAATTCCAAAAAAGAAGGGAACAAAAATGAGAGAAACTGTAATCTGGAACCATGAACGTATGCCAATCATCGACGGAATGCCCGCCAGCGTTCCCGATGGGCAGCCACACACACATGAACCGTGGGAGGAAAGCTAATGAACCGAACCATAGATGATCTGATTGTCCCGTACGCTCGCAGACGGACGCTGGAGCTTGTCCTGAGCCTTTCTGCGTACGAAGCTGGTAAAGATGCTTACCTCGAAGCAAAAGGCATCCTGGAACGCGCCGCAGCCGCCTTAGACGATGGGCGCGACCCGGCAGATAACATCGAACGCATTGACGGACAGCTCGTGGAACTGTGAAAGGAGAAGAAGATGGACTTTACGAATGGATTCTATAAAGACGAGAACCCTGTAGTCCTGGAGGAAGTGAAAACCTTCCTCCAGTCAATGGAACGGCGTGGAGCAACCGTAAAAGACTTGGACGATGCCATTGTGCAGCTAAACAATGTTTCGCACAGCATCAGCACAAACGCTCTCGTCAAAGCAGATGTGCTGGACAATTTACCTGAAAACCCCTTTCGCTCCATGCTCAACGGAATGTTACAAAGCAAAGGGTAACTTAAACTTAATGTGGCTCTTAATCATTGTCATCGCAATTTTTGGCTTCCCTGATGTGAAGTAATGGATGCGAAGAAAACGTTCAATTTTTACGAAGTTGTTAAAAATGCATTGACTTGACAACTAAAAGGTGTATAATCATATCAAATGAACGTCCGTACTTACCGATCGGGAGGATATGCCACAATGAGTGAACAGGAAAGAGCCAAGATTGATCGATTTATTGCATGGCTGCTGGAACATCCTGAAAAGATTCCGAAAGCAGAACAAGCACTAGACCTAGAATAACAGAAAATCCCTTGCGCAGAGCTACACCAGCCCGGCACAAGGGATTCTTTTTATTTTACCGGGTCAGAACCATTTCTTTCTTCGGTTTCTACGGTAACGGTATTTTCTGCTGTTGCCATATAGCACACGGTCGTTGCCTTTTAGCAAGGCCTGCATGAACCAGAAGCAAAAGGCACAGCCACACAACAGGTAATACACAAGCTTACTTCACATCTTCTCGATCAGGTTCATCAGCGCTTCACGCTGTTCTTTCGGCATGGATTCAAGTTTTTTTCTAATCCGCTCCAATGCTGCATCGACTTCACTTTGCGGCTGCTGGGGCGGGTTTTCTTTTTGATTGCCAGTAAGAAGGTAGTCAACCGACACGTTGAAATAAGCTGCAATCTTAGAAAGAACCTCTGTGGACAAGCTTTTAGTTCTTCCGGCTTTCAATTCAGAAAGAAAACTGCGACGAATCCCAATGTTACTGCAAAGGGTTCCGTCTTTGATGCCCTCTTTTTCGCAGAGTGCATGGATGTTGCTGTACAAGTCCGACATAAGAACACTCCCATATTTGTGCAAGTATACAAATGCACAGAATTTTGTACAAAAGAGTTGACTTGTACAGGAGTCTGTACTATAATACAGACATGGGCAGTACAGAACGCTGTACAATATAAACTCTCTACACCATTATATTAGTACAGTTTTCCGTACTTGTCAATAGATTTTAGCAAATGGAGGTGGAATTTTGAAAGAAAACTTCCGTTCTGGCTTTGAGCTGGAAGTGAAGATGAAGCTGTTGCAGCGAGGTATGAAGCAAACGGAGCTGATTCAGGCGGTTCAAAGCGATACTGGATTGTTCCTTGATGATTCGTACCTCTACAAGATTCTTCGTGGCGAGCGAAAGCCGGAGAAGATTATCCAGAGCATCTGCAAGATTCTTGAAATCGAGCAGAATACCGAAAACGAACCTCGGATGTGACTGCAAACGCATTTGAGCAAACAAGCGAAAAGAAAGAGAGAACTAAAATGACTAAGAAAGAAGCTACCGTTGTCTGCATCAAGCCCATTGTTAAGAAAACCGCCAAAATCCGCATTATCGGCGATTCTCCGCTGATTGTCCACGCTTGGAGCGAGAAGGCGAAGAAGGAGCTGCTTGCATCTCAGCAGGGCACGAAGCTCAAGAAGGATAAGAAGCAGGCTAAGAACGTCTACGGCGAAATCGCTGAAGAAATCCGGCAGAATAGCGGCAAGCTCACGCCGGAACTGGTTGTCGATTATGCTAGACCGAAGGAATCGGTTCTGCATAACGACTTCGAGTGGAGAGACGAAGTTGCCGCAGAGAAGTACCGTCAGGGTCAGGCACGGCACATGATTGGTGCAATCCGTGTCACTAGCGAGGATACGCAGGAGCCTGTCAGAGCCTACGTCAACGTTACGGTGGTTGCGCCGGATGAACCGCCTGTTCGGTCTTATATGCCGATGAAAGAGGTTCTGGAACACCCGGACTTGCACAGTCAGATGATGGCAGATGCTTTCCGGGATGCACAGAGCTTTAAGCAGAAGTACAACACGCTGGAACGCCTGAAGCCTGTTATGGATGCTATGGACAAGGCATTTGACGGCGCAGTGTAAGGAGGCAAACATGGGAAACAAAAAGAACTGGGATGCCTTTGAAATCAACGAAGCCAAAAGCAGAGCACGAGACATTTTGTACAACCTGTGCAATGAAGGCTACAGTATGATATGGACGGTCACGGACGGTGCTGTCGGCCTGACGATCTGGAAAAGCTTTAAGGAGCCTTGTGTTGGTCAGTGTTATATGCCAAAAGAATGCCTGTACGACATCTGGGTCGAAAAGCTAGTTGCGCTGTGCATTGCCACAGGCCGGGAAGTCCCGAAGTTCATCACAGATAAGGCTGGTGAGTGCTGGTAATGAAATTTCGTAAAGCGCAAAGTCGCAAGCGCAGACTGAAGCTGGCAATGGCTTCTGGCGTATCCAGAAACGATGCAAACAAGGTGCTATGGATGGAGAAATCCATCAACCAGTGCTTTGAACGTCACAATCGGGAAACCAGACTGAAAGAGAGTGGTCGCATTGGAAGAAAAGTACTGTGAGCGCTGCGGTGCCTTTCTTGGCCTTGTAAACCCATGCAAAAAGTACTGTGAAGAATGTAAAATCATTGTTCGCAGAGAACGGCAGGCCCTTATAAAGAAAGGAATCAAAACTGAACCGGAACCGGCTTTATGTGCCTGGTGCAAGAAGCCGATGGTTCGGAAGTTCTGGTCTCAGAAGTATCACCCTGAATGCGCAGCAGATGCAAACAAGGCTTTGACCAAAAAGTACAAAGCTAAAAGGCAAAAAGAGCTGAATGAGCTAAAAGCATCTGGCGAGTTCAAAGTTACTTGGGATGTGCAGGAACCAGAACGTGCGAGACCTCAAAAGCACGAGCCTCCAAAGTATACCGTGAGCCAGATGAACGATGCCGCAAAACGATACGGCATGAGCTACGGCCATTACAGTACTTTACTTGCACAGGGAAAGGTGAAAGCTCCTGATGAACGGTAAATACTACGGCCAGCGTGAAATCCGCTGGCACAGCCGGGAGAAAAACCGGCTGAAACACATTCATAATAGAAAGGGAAAGAATGAAAGCATTCGTGGAAATTGCCCTGATCTGGGGCATTGTTCTGGCATTGGTTCTAGCAACGTTCCTGCTAAACTTCTGGCTGGTGCATCATATCGAGATTCTGATCGGCGCTAAAGCGACCTGGTACATTATCGGAATCTGCGCTCTGATGGCCACCTGCTGGATTTTCGGTACAGGTAAGAAAGCATGACGCTGGAAGATGCAATGAAAGCCAGGTACTTCAACATCAATGACCTTAGCCGTAGATCGGGAGTATCAAGGCCGACGATTTACAGCATCTTGGGCAAGCGAAAGAAGCAGAAAAGTTCCGTTCGGGTCGATACGCTTCTAAAAATCGCAAAGGCGTTGAATGCAAAAATAGTCATCAACGAGAAAAAGACGAACGGATTTGATATTGTCTTAAAAGAGGTGAAGAGAAATGAAAACTGTTAAAGGCATTGTATTGTGCTTTATAAGCATATCCATCGCCGTTGCAGCACTTGGATGTGGAAATGCCATCAATGGCGCTTCCAATGGCTGGGGGATGCTTGGATATACGCTGCTGTCCGTGTCTATGCTTTTTACCGCTTTGATTCTCGCTATTATCGGCGTTAGCGCTGAGAATGAGAGAATCGAGCGTGAAAATCGAAAAATCAGACGTGTAGCCCACCACACCAACGAGTGGAGGGATGTTCAGTGAAATGCCCGATGTGCGGACAGGAAAGTGTTACGACCGTAGACACTAGAAACGAGGATGATTGCATTATTCGCAGAAAGCACTGCTTGAATAAAGAATGCGATTACCGGTGGTCTACTATTGAAATCGACACAAGCCAGTGGTACTCAGCTCTTCAAATCCAAGAGCACAGAAAACAGAGAGGACGGCCCAGAAAGAATGATTAGCGTGAGCTTAGATAGATTCGGCGGCATGACCGAGCCGGAGGACGGCGTGTATTTCCTAACCCGTGAGCAGGAAGCAGAAGCCAAAGAAGCTGATCGTCTGGCTGAGATTGAGGACTTGCAGTCTGAAATCGAGGACAGGGAAGCAGAGCTGAAAGACCTCCGCGCACAGTTGGCAGAACTGATGGCTGGTTGATTATGTACAGCCATATTAAGCCAAAGTGAGAACAATGAAGCCTAATGAAGCCGAAGAAAGGAAAGAAAAATGGGCAAATACAAGAAAGAAATCAAGCACTGCGAAAAGTGCAATAAGCCTTTTTCAGTGTTCCCGAACAGTACGGAAACTCTTTGCGCAAACTGTAAAAGGAACAACTTAGAGGAAACGCTTCGCAAGAACGGTCATGCACCGCAGCATACGTATGTTAGGAGTTTTAGTGACAGCCTTAATGAAGTGTTTGCTGTCGAAAAAGCCGCAGTAAGGGCTTCGTGGGACAAGAACACAAGCATTGAGAAAACTTGCCGTGATTGCGGCAAAGCATTCGAGATTTCTCGTGCAGAGCGCATTTTCTTTGAATCGCATAACATGGCACTGCCCAAGCGTTGCCCGGCTTGCCGTAAAGCGAGGAAAGAAGCGAGGAAGGAGAACAACTAATGGCAGTATTAGTAATGGTATATGGTCATTCCGGCAGTGGAAAGTCCGCTTCGCTTCGGAATTTTGACCCGGAACAGGTAGCAGTTATCAACGTGCTTGGCAAGCCGTTGCCGTTCCGCAGCAACATGAAAACCTATATCACCAACGACTACGGCAAGATTGATGTCGCAATCCACAGCACCAAGCGTAAGTCCATCGTCATTGACGATGCCACCTATCTTATGACCGGCGAGTTCATGCGGAACGCAAAGGTCGCTGGATACCAGAAGTTCACCGACATGGCAGCCAACTTCAACGCCTTGCTGATGCGGGCAAAGGAGCTGCCGGACGATGTGGTGGTCTACTTCTTCGGACACAGCGAGCGTGACGGCGATGGCGGCGAGAAATTCAAGACCATTGGCAAGCTGCTGGACGAGAAGGTCTGCGTGGAAGGGTACTTTACCATCGTTCTGAAAACCGTTGTGCAGGATGGGCGATACCTGTTCAGCACTCGCAACGATGGGATGGACACTGTGAAAACCCCTCTGGGGATGTTCAACGATGCGCTGATCGAGAACGATCTTGCCGCCGTAGACAAGACCATCCGTGAGTATTACAACATCTCGGTTCAGCCGGATAACAAAGGAGAGTAACAGATGAAGAACATCAACTGGAATGACGTACAGGAAGCCACCAAACGCCGTGACTTGCCTGTTGACGGCTATGTTGCCGGTATCTGCAAGGCAACGGACGAGCCTGCAAAGGAGCGCCTGAACATCGAGTGGGAAGTCGCAGAGGGCGAGTTCAAGGGATACTGGCGCGAGCAGACTGCTTCCCTTATCGAGCGCGGCAAGCTGAATCCGGGCGAGTGGGCGTGGGGTGGCAAGACCATCAAGAGCTACAAAGAAAAGGCGCTACCGTTCTTCAAGGGCTTTATCACCGCTGTGGAGCAGTCCAACCCCGGCTACAAGTTCAACAACGATGAAAAGACCCTGCGTGGCAAGCTGGTCGGCGTGGTTCTCCGTGAGGAAGAATACATGGGCAACGACGGGAATATCAAGACAAAGCTGGTCGTTGACCGCTTCACCAGCGTGGACAAGATTCGTTGCGGCGATTATGAGGTCAGACCGAAGAAAACGCTGGCTGGTGGGTCTGGCTCTGGATACTCGCAGGGTGGGAACGATGACTTTTCTGTGATTGAGGACGACGGTTCGTTGCCGTTCTGAGGTGTTCGCGCATGGGACACGCATTTGGAGAGTATTGGACGCAAGAGAAGATTCTTCAATCCGTAAAAGATTGTATGGATGCTACTGGGTTGACCAGAATGCCATCAAGAAGCGAATTGAGCGGGTACTACGGTAACAACAAGGTAACAAATGCCATCAAGCGGCTTCCGGGTGGCTACTACAAGGTGGCTGAACTTCTCAAAATCGAGATGAAGGGAAGCGAAACTCAGTTTGGAAAATACGGAGAAGAACTTGCAATAAAATTGCTGGAAGAACACGGATTTTCCGTTGAACGGATGACAACCAGATATGCTTACGACCTTTATGTTAATGGAAGCGTTAAGGTTGATGTGAAAACAGCGAGACCGAGCAGGGCAAACAAGAGTTTTTGCTATTCGTTCAATCTTGAAAAACGATTCCCTACTTGCGATGTTTATTTTCTGATCGCAAAAAACGAAGAGAAGGAAAGCATTTACATAGTTCCTGCTTCCATCAACCAGACGCAGATTGGTCTTGGAACTGGAACGACTGTGTACAGCAAATATCAAGACCGATATGACATTATCACTGATATGAGCAAGGCTTTCGCTTCGGCAAAGTCCTGACCACCTACCTTATATAAGAGCTGCGCTATCTAGCTGGACGGGCGTTTGGAAAGATGAAAGTTTTAGTTGCCTGTGAGGAATCGCAAGAAGTTTGCAAAGCATTCCGGGCAAAAGGACACGAAGCCTATTCCTGTGACCTGATTGAGCCGTCCGGCGGGCATCCAGAATGGCATATTCTCGGTGACTGCCTAAAGGCTATTGAGGGGGGGCAGGTCGTGACTATGGACGGAATCGCACATGATGTGCCACGCTGGGATATGATTATCGCATTTGTCCCTTGCACAAAGACGAGCAACGCGGGAGCAAGACACCTGTACAAGGGAGGAAAGCTCAATCTTTCCCGGTATTATGAGGGATTGTGCGGCAAGGCGCTTTTTCTTGCCGTGTGGGCGGCAGATTGCGAAAAAGTGGTGATTGAGAATCCAACCCCCAGCAAGATTTTTGATTACCCAAAGCCTACGCAGGCAATCCAGCCCTACGAGTACGGACATCCGTACAGTAAGAAAACGCTACTGTGGGAGCGCGGTGTACCGCCGCTGCACCCGACAAACATCGTAGAACCTACCGCGACATGGTGCCCGTCTGGATCTTACTCGCATAAGCATGGTGAGCAGCACAAGGGAATGTTTAGCACTGACCGTGCAAGGAACCGCGCAAAGACTTTTCCGGGCGTGGCAAAGGCAATGTCCGAACAATGGGGGTAAAACAATGATTATCTGTTGTCTCAATTGCACATCACGCCACCAAGCCTGTCACGACACTTGCGAGAAGTACAAAGCGGAGAAGGAAGACTTCGAGGAACGCAAGGCGTTCGTATATGAGCTGAACCACAGCCAGAGCGTGTACCACCGCAACTACAAGGACAAGCACCGGGAACGTGGCAAGAAGCGGTATCTCGGAAGTGAATTTAGAGGTGAGCGAGGATGAGCAAAAGAAAGTATAAGCCGGGCGGTTACATCATTTCACTTGATGAATTGATGAAGCAGGAGTTTGTTTACTGCGCCGGAAAACTTGTTCACAAAGGCTGGTTTGGTAGCTGGCAACTGCGATATGCAAATAGCGAACTTGCCCGACTGCGTATCAGAGAAGCCAAAAAAATAGAGGACAACGCATGAACACCGGCAAGCAGTTTGAAGCGGACTTCAAAACATCCGTCCCGTCCGATGCGTGGTGCTACCGATTGAAGGACAGCGCTGCAACCTACTACGGCGGCAACGAGAACTTGTCGTTTTCAATCGACAACATCTGCGACTTTCTTGTCTACCGTTACCCGATGAACCACCTGTTTGAGTTAAAAACCATTGAAACGCCCTCTATCCCTCTGGAAAAGGTGTTCGGAAAGTACGACAAGGCAAAGTGCAAATACCGTAAGGAAAAGCACATCACGGACATGGTGGATGCAATGGGGTACAGCGGTCAGACCGCCCATGTGATAGTCAATTATCGGGCGGTCAACCGCACCTTTGCAATCCCTGCCAGCAAGGTTCTGGCGTTCCGCTACAACGAGAGCCGCAAGAGCATCCCTTGGCAATGGGCAGAGCAAGAGGGGATAGAGGTCAAAGCAAAAAGGCTGCGTGTCCATTGGCGGTATGACGTGGACGCGCTGTTGAAAAGATTGGAGAAAGAAAATGAGCAGAGTTTTCAAATGTGACCGTTGCGGCGAGATTTTCAAAGAAAACGACGGTGCAGAGAGAATGGTTGAGGAAGCAGAGGAAGAATGGGATGAGATTGAGGAAAGAGTGAAAAAACCTTATATCAATCCCAATTCTGTCAGCAACCATATACAAACAATCCACATGAGCAACTGTGGCACTGTTGACTGGCGTAACAACGACTATGACCTTTGCCCCTCTTGCATGGCTGCGCTCAACGACTGGCTGAAAGGAGATAAAAAATGAGCGACATACGATTAGTTAATGTAGTGCCCATTGTCAACGGATGGAACGATGCGGCGAAGAAGAATCTGGATGATGCCAAAACCTTGATGGTCTCCGGTAACTATCCCGACTACAACGCGGGCGTTGTCAAGGAAAGCGTTGCGAACCTCGTTTCCGGGCTTGCCGATGACCTGATGAAAGCTCCTGCTATTGACCCGGAAAGCCTGTGGCCTGTGGCGCACTGGGAAGAGAGCGTTTGCTCCGACGATGCCTTTTGGGTGTGCTCGAACTGCAAGTTTCCTAGTGAAGCGATAGCTGCACCCCGTCTTTATCACTATTGCCCGAACTGCGGCGCAAAAATGGGGGAGTGACGATGAACAAGAAAGTTTCAGACATTCTGCCCAAGACCGAAATCTTGGCGCATCCTTTGTTAACGCAGGAGTAACGTATAATTGCGTGTCGCTCCGTCACGGTAGTGTTATGGGCTGTTCCAATGATGCGATGGTCGGCGTTGCAAGGGTTCATATCGAAAAGGAGTACTAATGGACAACGAACTTTACTGCCCGATGAAGTTAACCAGAAATCCGCTTGGTCGGTGCGTATGCGAAAAAGAAGAGTGCGCTTGGTGGCGGCAGTTGGACAACTGCTGCTCTATCTGGTGGATTGCAACTGAGCTGGATAAAATCGAAACGAAAATGAAGAGGTGATGATAACATGAGTGAGATGACAAAACTAGATGCAGCTCTCACCGAAATTAGGAGTAAACATTATGATTCGCACCTGATTGACGGTGCGATTGAAGAAGCTAAGTCCCTGGGCATCGAAACGGATACCTCGGAAATGCTGGCTCGTTACAAGGAGGAATGGTCAAGATGAAACCGAAAGGACGAATCGTCATCTGCGATTACTGCGGCAACCCTGCCAATTTCGTGGACAGTTCGGTGGTTTACCATGGCCGCAGCTTCGGCATGATTTACCTCTGCCCAAATTGCGGCGCCTACGTCGGTGTACACAAGGGGTCTGACAAACCCCTTGGCCGACTGGCAAATTCAGAATTGCGCAACTGGAAGAAAGCCGCTCATGCTGCATTTGACCCTATCTGGAAATACGGGCCCTACCGTGGGCAGCGCAATGCAGCCTACCGCTGGCTGGCCGAAAAGATGGAACTCCCGGTTGAGTATACGCACATTGGAATGTTTGATGTGGACCAGTGTCGCAAGGTGGTCCGCATTATGCGAGAAGAAAGGAGTCAGTTATGGCAGATATGATTTCCATTCCCATTGTGGAATAAACAACGCATTCTGGATGGAATACAAGGTATCCTAACCGAAACGAGGTGATAACTCTTGGCAACACCCCCGAAGCGTGGTCGTGGCAGACCGCCGCTGACCGAAGCTGAAAAGAAAAAGCGTGAGAAGCGTGCGCAAAAGGCAAAAGAGCAAGCCGCTGCAAAGCGTGAGAAAGAGCGTGAGAAGAAGAAACAACAGATGCTCAACAAAAGGAAGTCTATCCGCTCACAGGTGAGTAAAAAGGTGAAAGAACAACAAGAGTTGGCTATCGAGAAATCGAAGATGATGAACACAGGCGATTTGCAGTCAAGAATCGGCGATGAAGAGGACAAGAAAGTTGTCGGAATGATTGCAGCAAAGTATTTTGGCGACCTTCCGAGCGTGGACATGAACAACCCGATTGAAGTGCAGCAACGTCTTGACTTCTTCTTTGACGCTTGCATCGAAGCCAGAATCTCCCCTGTGGTGGAATGGATTGCACTGGTACTGGGCATTGAATGGGTAAGCCTGAAACAGATTATGGCGGGCAAACGCCGTGACGATAGCTTGCAGCAGAAGTACATTTTGAAGCTGATTCTGCAAATGCAGTCCATGTGGGCATATAACGGTATGTATGGTCAGGAGAACCCGGCAGAGTGGATTTTCCGAGCCAAGAACTACTTTGGTATGCGTGACAACGTGGAAGTCACCGTTGCACCGCCTGAACAGCCGTTGGGCGATGCCCAGAGCGCAGAACAGTTGGCGCAGAAGTACCAGACGGCGTTGCCGAAAGGGATTGATGTGGAATACAGAGAGGTGACGGAAAAATGAAAGAGCTTGTTGCATTCTTCTTGTTATCTTGGGCGGTCGCTTTTTTGATTATCAACAATTTTAACAATAAGGAGTAAAACATGAAAAAGGTAGCAACTATTATTTCTTCTGTTGTAGCAGCATTTTTTGTTGCAGTGGTTCTTTTGCTGTGTTTGGAGAGAGTGCCTGTTGGTTATGTTGGAGTTGTTTATTCGGCACGAGGCGTTGAGCAGAACACCTTGTCGCAGGGCTGGCACTTTCTTTCTCCCATGAAACACGTTAGCAAGTTCCCTATCAGCCAGCAGCAACTTATTTTTTCGGATGACCCGGCAGATTATAACGCAAAGGAACACGCAGATTGGCATATTGATGCTCCTGCAAGCGGTGGAATGGTTGGAGTAAACCTTACAGTAAATTATAACTTCATTCCAGACCGTGTTTTTGAACTTTACAGCCGTTTTAACGGAATGGATGGTGAAACGCTTGTGGAAAGCCGCATTCAGAACAGCATTATCGCCTACGTTAAGGAGGTAACGCCCCAGTTTTCTGTAATGGATATTTATTCTGAAAAGAAAACGGAAGTGAACAACGCAATCACAAATTATTTAAACGAAAAGCTTACCAATGAATACGGAATCAACGTTTCAAGTGCCCTCGTGATTGACGTGGAGCTGGATGACACCCTGACCGAAAAGATTAGAGCGAAAGAACAAGCAAAGCAGGACGCCGAAATCGCTGAGTTGAACAAGCAGACTGCTCTTGCACAGGCTGAGACGGACAAGGTGAAGGCTCAGACAGAAGCCGATGTGAAAGTAATCGAAGCACAGGCAGAAGCAGAATCGAATCGTATCGTGTCGGAATCCATCACTCCCGAACTGATTCAGATGAAAGAAGCTGAAGCCAGACTGAAGCATGGATGGGTTACTGTCAATGGAGCAGATACAGTCGTAACAAAAGCTGATTGACGGGGAACATAAAGAGGAAAAAACATGACTAACGGCGATTTTATCCGCTCCATGACGGACGAAGATATTACAGAAAACTTTACGCCGGGCATCTGCGAGCTTATCAAACATCGTGACCCGGAACGTTGCCAGAACCGTGAGCATTGCTTTCATTGCGTCAAGGACTGGCTGAAAGAGAAGAACACAATTATGGTGAGGGCTGACCAATGGAAACTTTGATTGACTTCTCCGACCCATGCCTACGCACGTTTCTGCCTGTTCTCTTGCAAGACCACACGACAGGCAAGAACATTATCTGGGCGACAGACCCGCCGCTTGAACTGGGCGTAGGCTTTTCGGATGAAATCACACTGGAACAGTTGGACAAGGTTCAGCTTGTCCCTCGTGTACAGAAACGGCTGGCAGACCAGAAGAAGCGAACGGGCAAGAAAGCGGAAGTGTTTACCCCATCGTGGATTTGCGACAAGATGAACACCATGCTGGACGAGGAACGCAAAAAAGCAGGTTGGAAAGAGTATATTAACCATAATGTGCTTGAAGTAACCTGTGGAGAAGCGCCGTTCCTGACAAGTCGATACGACACCACAACGGGGCAGATGATTGCCGTGCCGGACAGAATCGGTCTGCTAGATAGGAAGCTGAATGTTCTGGCAGAGCAGTTCCATGACTACGATATGTGGATGTGTTGGGCAATCAGTGCCTACGCATCGACATACGGCTATGAGTGGCAGGGAGACAATCTTTTGCTGGCAAGGTGCAACCTATTCCTGACGATGATCGAAAATTTCAGGTATCGGTTTGATGCTGAAAAGCTGGAAATTGGCTTCATGCCCATTTTTCTTGATTGCATCGCAGATACCATCTCATGGAACGTCTGGCAGATGGATGGGCTGAAAAAGACCGTACCCGGCACGGACATTCCGTGCAAAATCAAAGACTGGAAAGCCAACAAAGAAATCCTATTCAAGGACGTTTGGGAGGATAACTAACATGGGATTGTATAAAGTGCCTGTTGAATGGAGAGAACGTGGATATTTACTTGTCCACGCTTCTACTCAAAAAGAAGCAGCGAAAGTCGCAATGAACGGTCTCGACATATACCCTTTGCATAATCAGCCGATTGGTGGAAGCCTTAAACTTGCATTTCCAGAAGGCTCCGAGACTGAATATATTGCAAGGGTAGCGCCGGGTTTTGAGGAGGATGACTAATGCAAACTGACAGAGGAATCTACCACAAGCGAGTGTGTGACCGCTGCGGAGCGGTTCTGTGCGGCAGGATGATGAACCCTGACGAATACTTCAAGGACTGGGCGTGGCGCAGGGACACAGGCGACCTGTGCCCGGAGTGTTATGCAGAGTATAAGCGAGTGATCGGTCGGTTCAACAGGGGAAAGAGAGATATGAGAAAATGACTTTGCTCGGAATCTATAGATGCAAACAATGCCATGCCGTGTTTAATATTGCTACATTTGGTAGCCTATCTCGTAGCACGGCTGAAAAAATTTTTGAAAAAACAAAAACTGTAAATGTGTTTATATCTGGTGAAATGCCCATTGAAATAGTTACCCACCGTTGCGACCCAGTAACAGTGGGAGACTGCGAACGTATTGGCTGGAGGAAAACCGAATGAGATTTTACTGTACCACCGAACATTGCTCTTGCATGGGCATCAAGCAGTTCTCTGCTGGCAAGGCTATCCGATGTACAGCAGAACCCTGTAAGAACAAATCTGAGCCGTCCTGTGGCTCTTGCAAATGGTACGCAGAGCCGGAGGGCGTGTGTGTGAACGACCAGTCAGAACACGTTGCAGACTTTGTGTGGGATGAACGTGGATGCAAGGAATGGGAGAAGAAAGATGAAACGTCAGCAGACCTATAAAGGACTTATTGGCAAGGGCTGGTACGACCAAAGCGAATACAGTCACTATTTTGCAGCGTGGGCAAACCACCGCAACAACTGGGCTATTCGCAAGGCTGACAACCGCAAGCTGGCAAAGGCAAGATTAAAGCAGATTGAACGCCAGCAAATCAGAAAGGAGCTGGACGAATATGAGCTATGATATTTCGCTGTGCGACCCTGTAACGCATGAAACGCTTGAAGTGGATGATATGCACTTTGTTGCTGGCGGTACTCGTTCCATTGGAGGAACAAAAGAACTGTGGCTCAACGTCACCTATAATTACGGTCACTTCTATTATCGCCCGGAAGTGTTTGGTGAAGGCGGCATCCGCTCTATCTATGGCAAAACAGGCGCAGAAAGCATCCCGATGCTTGAAAAGGCAATCTCTGCACTAGGTGACGATGTGGACGACAGCGACTACTGGAACGCCACAGAGGGCAACGCCAAACGTGCTCTGTACGGTTTGCTGGCGTTTGCAAAGATGCGACCTGACGGCGTGTGGGATGGGGATTGAAGGGAGAAAAGTCAATGCCGATATATGAAGTCGCTTTAGGCATCGTTTTGACAACGATGGTTGGTATGTTGTTTGTATCTCCCATTTATCTGTTTGAACGATATTTCCTTTGGGAAACTTTGGATGAATATATTGACAGCACCGTTATCAAGGTTGTTGCTTGTGCGGTTCTCAATGTTGCTATTTTCTTAATTGGATATGTAGTCGTTCTTGCCACTGCGGGGTATAACAATGGCTAACACTTTCTGGCATCCAGCAAGCGAACTGCCACGAGAGCGGACACAGCCTTTGTTGCTTGCAACTAAGAAAACGTGGCGTGATAAAGATGGAAAAATGTTGCAAGGAATCTCGCCGACAGCGTACTTTCTTGGCTGTTACGCAGACGGTCAGTTCTGGGATGAGATAGGCGAGAGACTGCCAAAAGATGTGACGGTGACGCATTGGATGGCGTTTCCGATGGTATAGGAGGACAATATGAGCGAAAGCAAAGTGATTTGGCACTCTATTGAGAAAGAAGGGCTTCCTCCTAGCGATTGCGATGCGGTGCTTGTTTCTATGCAAACCCTTATTGGAGACAAACCAGAAGTATTTGAGGCTGTTTGGAATGGTCGATGCTGGACTGATACCTACGAAGGCTACTACAATTTCGAGAAAAGCGAGTTTGGCGAAAAGTACGCACAAGTGACGCACTGGGCATATATGCCAGAACCACCAAAGGAGGTCTGAGTATGACGAACAAGAAGTTTGGCATCATCGTTATGGACTTGAGCCTTTTCGACTTTGGGCCGAAACCGCCTTGTGGGTATATCAAGGCAAAGCATATTCGCCCGGCATACGGCAAAGGCACAAGGCCTGTCAAGGCACATAAACGAATCACGAGAACAAGAGAGGGATTTAGAAAGTGAAAAAGCTTAAATTTCCTGAAGATTTCTTTGCATACGACAACCCGGACTGCCCCGATAATGACATTGAAAAAGCCGTGAACAAAATGAAGAACTGGATGAAGGGCGAGACATACAAGAGCAACCCTTGGTTCTTTATGGCTGCTGGCAACTATCTGATTGTCGGCCTGATTGCTGAGGATGGGCAGAAAACAATCTACGTTGCACGGCAGTATTATGAGATAGTCAACATTCCGGGCGAAGGTTGGCTGCGTGAATCTGGCGAAGAATGCCCGTTTTGAGGAGGATTAAAAATGGAAGAACTCAAGAGATGCCCGTTCTGCGGTGCGAAACCACCGACTGTAAAAGTGATTCATCCACTCAATGTTGACATGGCTAGTTGGGTAGTCTGCGGAAAATGCGGGGTGAGCACTTCTGCAACATTTGGCAAGGAAAAAGCCGTCGAAGCATGGAACAAACGCTACAAAGAGGATTGAGCATGGACAAAAAACGAGCCAGCTTTACATTTCAACGATACTACTTTGAAGCCATCTCCACACTCAAAAGCAAAGAGAAGTTGGAACTCTACGATGCAATCTGCGCATACGTTTTTGAAGAGAAAGACGCAACTTTGAACTCAAAAAAAGCAGAATCTTGTTTCATTTTGATTAAGCATTTGCTTGATGAAGAGTGGAAAAGAAGCGATATTGCGTCAAAAGGATGGTCTACACGAAAATCAGCTCATCCTCATGTCATAAATGAGATGAAGGTCAGCTCATCTATGAGTTCAAAGTCAGATGACAATGAACCCATTGTATCAACTGACAGTCAGATGAACGTCAAGACCTTGCCGGAGAGCGCAGTCAAGAAGAAACCTGACATCTTCTCCGACTTTGCTCATGGTGATAAAGCCCTGTTGGAATCCCTGCGAGAGTTCGCACAGATGCGCACAAGAATCAAAAAGCCTATGACAGACCGGGCAAAACAGATGCTCTGCAACAAGCTGGAAAAGTTTGATCGGCATGACTGGAAAGCCATTCTCGACCAGAGCATCTATGCCGGATGGCAGGACATTTACGCATTGAAACAGGATGACCAGTACGAGCAAAGTACGGAGATGGAGTTTCCTAGACTATGACAATGGACGTTCAAACGGTATTTATCGGTGCGCTGATGCTCTGCAAGCCGGGCGTTGTGGATGAAATTATACCAGACCTTGAACTTGACTTGTTCAGACCTGAGCTGAGAGACGCTTTTGCGGCTGTTCAGGGCTATTGGACGGCTAGGGGTAAGATAGATATAGTCGAGATAAACACGCAGCATCCAGACGTAGCACAGACGCTCTTGGTGTGTGTACAAACCTGTGAATCAGAGTGTGTACGAATTGACAGGGAGCAGATGCAACGTTGGGCACAGCTTATCAGAGAACAAGCTGCACTCACTCGTGTGCAAGGTCTGGCATTTCAGATGACCAGCGAGCTTACCGACTATTCTGATCTATCAGACATTTACCAGCAGATGGGCGAGGCGATGAGCCTGAAGGCTGAGGAAGAAGATGCGTGGACATACGAGGATGTGCTGAACGACTATGTGCTTCACATGGATGAGAAGCCTGTGTATATCAAGACAGGCCTAGAGCGTCTGGATGAAGCGCTGCACATTTCTCCGGGTGATTTTATCATCATCGGCGGCAGACCGTCTGCGGGCAAGACAGCCCTATCCTTGCAAATAGCAGCAAGCATGGCAAAGCAAAACTACACCGTGTACTATTTCAGCTTAGAAACCAGCAAACGCAAGCTGGGCGCACGTCTGATGGCTAATCAAATATACTGCCCTCTGGACACGGTGAAAAATAAGGCGGTCAGTTTGAATGAGATTGACGGACAGGCAAAAAACATGAAGATGCCTTTATATATTCGCTCCGCTGCTGGAAAGAACGTGGCGTGGATGAAGGCTCAGGCTCTCCGTAAAAAGGCTCAAGTCATCTTCGTAGACTATCTTCAACTCATTCACGAAACGGGCGCAAAGGACAGATATGCCGCCATTACAGCCATATCCATTGCATTACACGAGCTGGCGCAGACCACAGGCATTGTCGTGGTAGCACTGGCACAGCTCAATCGAAACCCATCCAAGCCTGGAGCAACGCCTACTAACTCCGATTTGCGAGAGAGCGGACAGATTGAACAGGACGCAGATGCAATCATCCTTCTGTCCGGTGATAACCCTGATAAGTACCTGTTCCGGCTAAGCAAGAACAAGGAAGGCGAGATAGGCGACCTCCCGATCACGTTTAACAAGCAGATTCAACGGTTCCAAGAGTATACTTGGATGGATTGAACACATGGGTTGTCAGCAATGGCAGCCTTTTGCATATACGCACACAGAAGCCATACAAACGCTTTTAGCGTCAGACGGAAAACTTATCGACCGAATGCAGAAAACGGCTCTGGCACGGCTCTGCTGGGCTGTGAGAGCATTGTAGAGGTCTACGACTATTGCAGGAGGAGAAAATGGAATACATGACAGCCGATACAAGGGTCAATGGGTACATGGTCTACCCTCGATTCCTCTCGACTATTGACATTAGCCCAACAGAAAAAATTGTTTACATTTACCTGTTCAATCGTGCAAGGTCGTCACAGAGGGCAAGCAGAAGTGGAAAGTTTGCTGACCAACTAGGGCGAGTATACATCGTGTATCCCATCAAAGACCTTGCTACCGATACTGGATTCACGGAGCGATGGGTCAAGAAGTCTCTGAAAGAGCTGGAAGAAGCCTGGTTGATCGAGCGCAAGCGTGAAGGGAAGAACAAGCCCGATAAGATATACGTCAAAGTGCCGGAAGAATCGTCAAAGAGCGAAAAGGGAGGTGAACAATCATTCACCTCTGAGGGGAACGATACTTCACCTGTGAGGGGAACAATCGTTCACCTCCTTAATATAGAAGAAAAGAAAAGAAAAAAAGTTATTAAGAAAGCGGGCGACCCGCCCGATGGGAACGCCAACACGCCGGACTTCGAGGATGTGAGCGAGTATTTTTTGGATGCTGGATGTGAGAACAGGCTTGCCAGCAGGTTCATGAGCTACTATGAGGGAACAGGTTGGATGACCAAGACTGGGAAACATATCACCAACTGGAAAGCCTTTGCTGATATGTGGATTGACAAGGAGCAGGAGAAGCGGCAGACTGATGGGTCTGAATTCCCACGATTGTAAAGGTTCTTTCCCCCTATAACCCTCTATCTCCAAAAGCTATACCGTTAGCCAGCAGAGCAGACCGTAGGCAATAACTGGCGTGATGTTCGGGCTGGTGGATGGTCTACGACTATTTTAGACATGGAGAATTGACCTTATTTTGTAGTCGGTTGAATATGTAGAAATGTTGCATTGACTATTCCTAGCATAACGCTATGGATTGATTGAAATACCATAGTGCGTTACTGGGAATTAAATCGAGCAGGAACAGACAGAATCGGATGGTACGAGTTATTATACGAAATAATCCGTGATTATCGGGAGTAACTATATTCGTATACTATAATAAGTACGGTTATTATGCGAAATAGATATAACTAGCGGAAGAATAAATTATGCGAAATTGGAACGAGAGGTGATTTTTGGAGTGGTCGGATGACTTAGCGACTATCGCACCTCTCTTTCTCTAAAAGGCGAACGATTATTTCACACAAAAAATACACGACTATTTGACGAAGGCTCGCAAGAAAATGCTACGACTATTACTCTGCGACTATCAGCGAACTACTTGTTACTATACGATATATAGGACTTTCAAGCACTGGTCGTATGACAACTTTACGACTATTCTACGACTATTGCTGGCCTCTATTAGCTATCGGGCGAAAGCCCGAAAAGAGAAGCGGCGGTAGCCGTCAATGGTTCCGCGCCGCCCGCCGCGCCCCTGCTGCTAGACTGACCTGCCGGGTGGAGTGTGCCAGCCGGTGCGCCATGACTGCTGACCGGTGCCAGATTGCAAGCCGCCGGGCGTGGGAAGCATCGAGACCCCGCCGGGCTTGCACGGCCTGCGATCTGCTGCACTGTTTGGCGTGGATCCATAACAGGGGCGTACCCTTCCTGCACTCTTATATACCTTATTATAATAGGCGGTCTGTACTGAACTGTACAGCGTCCGGCGTGGCGCTGGTATCTGAGTATGCACTGGAGGTGCTGCGGCGCTGTGAGACGCTCCAGCGTAGCGCAGGCGGTATTATAGCCGCTTGTGTAGGTCTGGTGTTTGCGGCGGTAGAATGGGGAAATCACAGGAAAATCGCCTGTAAAGCCCTGTGCGCTGTTTTGTAGCGTGTGCTGTATAATTGCACGAACAGCACAAAACGCGCTGTAAACGCTTGTATGGGGGCGTATTGCAGCGGAACAAAACAAAAGCCCTGCACCCTCAACAGATACAAGGCAAAAGAAAAGCCCGGCCATTTTTGACCGGGTGGAATGCTCTTTATTTGGACGCTTTAAACAGCGCAGAGAAAAACCAGAAGAAAAACAGGATGCAAGATAATATCATTTTGCGTTCACCTCCTGAATGCTGCCGATTTCGGCGGCGGTGTATATTTCGCCGCAATAGCCGCGAAAAAGGTAAATCCAGTCCCACGCATCAGCGGCGGACAAAAAGACATTGCAAGCGCTGTATAAACCGCCGTTATATTGAATATATCCAGGTACGATATAGCTGGGCGTCTTTTTGGCTTTTGCCGTGTCGATCTCTACAACTCTCCACACGCTGCACCCACGCACAACAGGGATATATACTTTATCAGGATAAATCATTGTTAAACCCTCCATCATACCACGCTAAACCGCTTGTATGTGGTGCGCTTGCTGCACTCAGCATAAATATCCGGGTGCACGGCCTGTAAAAGCTTGCTATCAAGTCGGATGCTCTGCACATCCTTATAAATGGCTTTTGCCGTGCCCTGTACCATTTCCGGCGCGCCGTGCATCATGTCGATGATTTCAGCCTTTACAGCGTCGTTCATTGCTTCTAACTCTTCAATTAACCGCTTGTTTTCGCGGTATGCGTTCACTTTTTCTTCAAATGCCGTCATTTTTTGCACCTCATTTAATAACAAATGTATTCAACGGATTGCCAATATTCGTCGTTTTCGGCGTTCCAAGACCGGATTTCGGCTTTTTTAATCCGTTTGATAACGTCGTAGGCGTGGCCGTGATATACAGCATACCGATATTTTACAGTATCTAATGCGCCAGCTTTAAGCAGCTTTGCACGAAATGCTTTTGTCATTGTCTCCCCTCCTTACTGCTCCGCCCGGTCGTTGAGCCAGACCAGACAGAGAAGAAAGCCGGAAATCATGCCGCCCACATACCAGAGGGCGGCCCACTGCGAAAAATCCAATGTAATCATGCGTTGCACACCTCCCGAACAAATTCCACTTGCAAGTTGTGCAGGCGCTTTGCCAGCTCTTCAACGTTCCACAAATCCCGGCGCATTTCCCGCGCCCGTTTTTCGTAACGGCTGACCGTTTCGCGGTCGGGCTTGATGTTACCAAAAGGCCGGTACCCGGTGCAGATTGCAACGCCTGAGGTGATAGGGTAAATATCGGCGTTCCATCCATACACACCGGCAGTATAGGCGGCGGGGTCGTCCATGCACAACATATTCTGCGCATCACAATAGCTCACTTGGATAATGGTCGGATACTGGGATTTAATATCTCGCATGGTTCTTCTTATTTTCATGGTTTAGGCCTCCTTGCAATACAGGCCGTTGGTGCGGCAGATGGTGCGGATACGGTTGCAAGCTTGATACAGTGCGCGGGCTTGCACATCAAGCCACGATTCCCGGCTGTTGGGGGCGTTCATTCCGTTATCGGTGCGCTTGAGTTCGGACGGAGTGCAGACGCGGGCGGCGATATCGGCGTCATAGCAGATGGAGCAACCGCCGTTGCTATACTGCTCCCAGCAGCTTGCACCGTTAAGCGCCCACCGCTCAAGCTCTGCGCCGTCAAGGGGCAAGCGCTCCATATTGTCTGCACCCTCCTGCACATCGTCCAGCAGGTCGAGAGCGTACAACGTAACGGCTTTATCCCACGCGCTGCGATCGTGGCGGGCGTTGAGTTCTGCGCGGATGGTATCTGCAAGTGCGGTATAATCAGGGGTGACAGTCTGGGGCTGTTCTGCGGTAAGGTCAATGATGGTCGTTGCAGCCGCTGCGGAAATGGTGTTGACCTGTGCGGCGTTAAGTTCGATGATTTCACGGACGTTCTGACCTGCAAAGTGGGTCTTTACGGATTCGACGCTTTCAGCGATTGCAACGGCCGAAATGTATTCATTGTTTCGCTCAGTGATAACGTGGTAATACTTTTTCATGGTTTTGTCCTCCTGTTTTGGTGTATTGTGGTTGTAGTCCATATTTATCTGGACTGATTATATTATATCCATATATATATGGATTGTCAATGCTTTTGGCAAAATATATCCATATAAATATGGATAAAAATAAACGTCCGAAATTGTACACTTTGCCGGACACATTGCAGACAGTCCAGCATCCGCCGCCGTCCCGATCTCCCTGCGCAGCGTGTCCACGTCCGGGCGTGTGTGTCGTTCCTTGCGTGGTCTGCCTTGCATCTGGCACGGCCTGCGCTGCTGCCTGTGATGTGCAGGCCGTCCGGGTGCGCTGGGAGGTGCAGGGAGCCACCGGCGGGGTATATAGCCGCCGCCCAGCCCCGCCCGGTCAGTCCCGTCACCACCGAAAAAATAAAAAAGACCCACCCCACCTTCACAAAACGACGCCCATCCGATTGTGCAAGTCTCCAAAAATTCCGAAAAATACAAAAAGACCCCTCTTCCGGTCTAATCTGTGCTATACTTAACCGTAAGAAAGGGGCATTGTAAAATGGCAAAACTCGTAAAGTGTAAACACTGCGGCGCAAGGATAGCCGTTACCGCTAAAACCTGTCCGCAATGTGGTGGAGAGAATACACCGCCAAAGCCAGCTTATAAGCGGCTGTGGTTCAAAATCCTTATGGTAATGTTCGTATTGGCTTTTATTATGGATTTAGTAAGCCCTCGTAACAAAACAGATACTGCGGCTAGTTCTGAAAGCGAAAAGCCAACATCATCCGTTGCGTCATCTGTAAAGACAGAATCTGAAAATTCGTCTGTTACTTCGGAAGAAGCCGTAAAAGAGAACGGCTCTATTGTTTTAGTTGATGAAGTTCTTGGCGATTATGGAAAAGAAGAAACGAACAAGAGTGGTTATAAATATATCTGGTACATGGTTCCGGCTGGCACATACCAAGTTGAGAATCGAAACAAAGAAGCTACAGTATTTGTGGTGTCTGATGCAAACTCTGATGATGTGAGCGACGTGCTTAAATTTGAAAAAGCTGGTGAAAGGCAGAATGTTACCGTTAAAGACGGTTATCATATCGAACTTTCGATTAGCACGGAAATTCTATTAACGCCAGTTAAATAAATGGAGAAATGCAAAATGAGCTTTATAGGAGCAATAGGAGCCATCGCAGACCTTGTAGAAGGATAATCACATAACACAAAAAGCCAGCGGCTAGATGTTCTCTAACCACTGGCTTTTCTTATAGGCTGTTTACTTCACGATTTCAGCGTGATAGGGATGATACTCAACATTGGGCAAGGGCATCCAATACTTCACATCGTGCATGATGCACTTGTTGTCCCGGAGCAGAACCGGCTCGATCTCGCCGTTTTCGTCCGGTTCAAAGGAAAGCTGACCGCTATCGACAACCTTTCCGTCACAAGCGATAACAGGCTCGTGGACGCACTCGCCGTAGTCAACGGTGCGCCAAAGTTTCAGCATGGTCTCGAAAGCGTAGTTGAGGTATTCCCCCATATCCTGAATCTTATCTGCGGTAAGCATAGTTGTTCTCCTTTCACATGGGCATCTGGGTCTGGCCGTTTGTGACCTGAACCAACATAACGGAGTTCGCACACGGTCTCCACTTCTTGATGTACTCGACGGCTTCATCGAACCGCTTCTTTGGCACGTTGTTTCGACTGTTCACGTTAAACCAGTCCTGAATGTCTCGGTTGCATTCCATGAACAGCTTCTGAGAGACGCTACGGCTCTTGTAGGCCGGGCTGTCCATGCCGCCAAGAGCGTTGATGACCACCGTGTTCACGACACGCTTCAACACGCGCTGCTGATTGTAGTCGATGGTCATAGTATTCTCAAGAGCGGAAATACGCTGCTCCTGTTTCATGGTGCGCTGATCAATCACAAGGATTGCTTGCAGTTCCTTAGAAAGCCCTACGAACTGGTTGACAGACACGTTCTTCTCAAGGTCAATCAGTTTCTGGCGAATTTCCATGCCCTGCGGTGTCCGCTGAATCATTGCAATGTGCTTTGCCATGTCCAGAGTGATGATGTGGTCGATTTGCTTTTGCGGCATTTTACGCCCATCGTCACGGGTGACATTTTTGACATCCGTGAAATAATCCGTTCCATCGACAAATCCGTATTCACACATTCTTGCAAACCAATGCGTGTAATCGGTCTTAATTTTCAGCCTTTCGTACAACTCCCTACCCAGCACTACCTTTTCGCCAGTGTCGGTGTCGTACACGGGGATAACATCTTCGGAAAAGATTCGGATGGTTTCGAGATTATTATTCATAGAAATTTGACCTTTCTATCTTGCGAGAGTAGGCCATCTCTGGTATAATAACCCAAAGAGGGTCTATACTCTCTGAGTGTTTCATAAGACGTTCGCTGTGGTCGGCAAACTTTAGCGAGCGTCTTATTCTTTTTCATCGGGCAGTGGATGATTTTGCAGATACTCTGAAATGGCTCTGCGCATAAACTGGCTACGGTTAAGGTCGCATACGGTGCAGTAGTGATTGATCTCTGCCAGCATTTCCTTGCTGACGTTGGCGTTGCACTGTGCACCATTCGGGTTGTTGTACGTCATACTTGTTCACCTCCTTTCGGCGTAATTATATTATACTGCAAAAACTCTCTTGCGTCTATATTTTACGATGTAATTTATAAAACATAGAATTTTGCGGTATAACATCAGTTTTTTGTAGCCGTTTTTCCCGCTTCGTACCCTGCCCGGTAGTTCAGTTCGGACAGCTTACCCAGTGCTTCTGCGTACTCTCTGTCCTCGCTGGTCGGCTCTTTGCCGTGTGCGAGGGTTTTCAGAAATTCTTCGGTTGTCGTGGGAAATTTCATGTTTTTTGCTCCTAACTCTTGCGGAGAGCAGCCCTTTTTGGTATAATAGATTCCGAAAAGGGAGACTGCCCCCTTGGTGGTTGCAGGTTCTCGTTTCGTGATGTGGATAAGCTATCAGTGGCTTCGTGGTGGTTGCGGCTGGTAGCTTATTTTTTTTTTTATGCCTTGATGTTCTCAACGTAGGATGCTACCCACTCGATACCCATGCGGATAACATCGACCTTTGAGATGCCCAATGCCTTTGCGCTGCTCTCCATGCTTGCGATCTGGCTCTCTGTGAGCCGAGTGCTTATCATGCGCAGCTTATCACGTTCCGAGGTTTCTGCTCGTCTTGCCAAGCCTATCACCTCGCTTTCGCTGAAACAAGTATAAAGCGTGAAAATATGCTTGTCAAGACCCAAAGTTTTACGGAAATGAAGTTTGGCAGAATTACTCCTTATTATAGAAAATTTTCTACCTGATTGTGATTAACTAAGTAAACATCCTTATACTACTCTAGTATGTATAAATACATACTAGAGTATATTTATATATAATATAAGCGCAAGCAAAGAAAGTCCAGAAATATCTTGACATCCAGAAATATCTTGATATAATAGAATCAAGAAAGGATGGCGAAGAAAAATGACGGCAAGTGAAGCGATAAAGGAAATTTTGAAATTGAAGGAATTGAACCAAGCGAAGTTAAGTGATATGCTTGACATTCCGCTTAAAACCTTGAATGAACGTCTAAGGCACAAAAACATTAGTGTCAACAAACTGGATGAAACACTAAGGGTTATGGGATACAAGATTATGGTAGTCCCTCGTGAGACAAAAGTCGAAAATGGGTTTGACATCAAGTGATGGGTGAAAAAAATGCGTTACTTCTTAGCTAGAGTGTCTAGTAAGGAGCAAAGCCTTGCAAGACAGCTTAAAATCGCACGAGATCGGTTCGACATCCCAGATGAGAATGTATTTTGTGATAAAATGACAGGCAGCAGCTTTGATCGCCCGCAATATAAACGATTGAAAGAGACTGTCAAGGCTGGGGATGAAGTCATCGTTAAGGAATTTGACCGATTCGGGCGTGACAAAGACGAAATGAAGCGAGAACTTCAATGGTTCAAAGAAAAAGGCGTGATTGTTCGCATTCTCGACATTCCGACCACGCTTATTGACTTCCAAGACCAGACATGGGTGCTAGAAATGGTAAACAACATCCTTATTGAGGTTTTGGGCGCAGTAGCTGAACAGGAGCGCAAGAAAACCAAGCAGCGTCAGGCAGAGGGTATAGCTGCCATGCCGATTGTTGATGGCAAAAGAGTGTCGGCGAGAACAGGCCGTAGCTTCGGCAGACAGGAAAAGCAAGTTGACGAGCAGCAGTTTGAAAGCCTATTAAAACAACAGCAAAAAGGCGAAATTACCGTGAAAGAGTGCTGCAAGCAGCTTGGTATTGGAAAATCTACTTGGTATGAACGTGTCGAAAGATACGCAAATAAAAATAGCGGCAGCCCAACCACAAGCCACCGCTAAGAGTACACCAAACTAGTCAAAACAGGAAAAAGAATGGTGCAACCACAGTATACCATTCTTTTCTCTAACAGGCAAGAGAAAAGGAGAACAATATGGAAAAGCAAAAACCGTTTTATTGGGATTTTATCAAAAAAGATGCAGATTTGACATTTCGCTCGGTTTTCGATTTTGTAAACTGCAAAGATTTCACTTCGTTTATGCTGGAATGCCAATCTAAGAGATGCAATGTTTTGTTTTATGATGAAAACATATTTTTTGATTTCAGGAAAGAAGGCCCTTCCGAAACATTTAAGCGGCAAATGAGAGTTGCTCTTCTTACATTTATTTTGGAAAGCATTCCCGCAATAGCAGAAGATTATCTTGCGTATTTTAAGAAATACGCTGGATGGAAGAGCGATAAAACGTTTACTCCTACCTTAATCGAAAAGAAGGAAAGACTTAACCGCGAAACGTGGCTTGATGAACAAGCAAATATTATGTGACCCGCCAGACATGGTATCGGATTGCTGAACAGAACAGGTGACATTGTTCGAAACCTAGAATAAAACTGAATGAGAAAGGAGAATACATTGAAAACGATTAAAGGAAAATATGCGTCCGCAAAGGTGTTCACGGACAATATTGAAGACAAAGCGTCTGAGCAGATTCTCATGCTCTGTAATCAGAGCTTTGTTGACGGATGCAAAATTCGCATTATGCCAGACGTTCATGCTGGTTCCGGGTGCGTAATTGGGTTTACGGCAAACTTGGGCAAGAAGGTCATTCCGAATATTGTCGGCGTGGACATCGGTTGCGGAATGCTTGTCGCTGAACTCGGTATTGAACACATCGACCCGAAAAAGTTAGATAAAGTAATCAGAGAACGAGTTCCGGCTGGGATGAATGTTCACGAATCGCAGAAAATGTCAGATTCTTTCCTTAGCCAGCTTGACTGCAAAGATAGTCTACATAATGTTGACTGGATTCTTCGCAGCATGGGCACTTTGGGTGGGGGCAATCATTTTATCGAGCTGGACGAAGATGAAGAAAAAAACCAGTATCTTGTTATTCATACTGGAAGCCGAAATCTCGGAAAGCAAGTCGCAGAGTATCATCAAAACGTAGCTATCTCAAATATTAAAGGAAAGAACAAAAGAAAAGAAGCTACGGAACGCGTGATTGCGGAACTGAAAGAACAAGGCCGTGAACAGGAAATCTCGCAAAAAATCAAAGAATTGGATGTTCAGTTCCCTAATATTCCGAATGAGCTTTGCTATCTTGAAGGCGAAGAACGTGATTCCTACCTTAATGATATGCGAATTTGTCAGGCTTTTGCGAGGATGAACAGAGCAAGAATCATGCATACCATTTTAGACGGCGTTGGAATCAATTCTATGCTGACCCATGCGTCCTTCTTTGAAACCGTTCACAACTATATTGATGAATCGGATGATATTATCCGAAAAGGCTCCGTATCCGCTAGAGAGGGCGAGAAGCTGATTATTCCTCTTAATATGAGAGACGGAAGCCTTATCTGTGTTGGTAAGGGAAATCCTGATTGGAATTTCTCTGCTCCGCATGGTGCTGGCAGACTATATAGCAGAACAGCGGCTAAAAAAGCATTCAGCGTTGAGGAATACCAAAAGCAGATGAACGGAATTTATACTACGTCAGCCGATGAATCCACGTTGGATGAATGCCCGATGGCATATAAGCCAGCGCAGGAAATTATCAACACAATTTCCACAACAGTTGATATTGTAAAACACATTAAGCCCATTTACAATTTCAAAGCGGGAGAATAAAGCCGAAAGGAAAACGACATGAAAACCGTAAAATTGTCAGATCAGAGTTTGAAACTCATTGAAACGCTGTGCGATTACACCGACAAGCCCGATATTCTCAATGCCATCGCAGACGCTTTGTACTACGATGCGGACGAGCTGAAACGCAGGCTCAACCAGCTTGCAGAAGAAGTCAAATAAACTGAGCAACCCATTTATTAAGATGGATTTTAGCAAATAATTTTCCGAAAATAGCATTATAAAACCGAATATTTGATTTTTGTGCAGTTGTAGGCACTCTTTACATTTTCAGGTAGGGGGTGCCTATTTTTTTATGCAGCCAAAGCAGTGTATCGCCATCATTGACAGTATCAAAGCATATGCAAAGCAGAATCCGACAGAAGCGCAGGTCTACGAGGACTGGTTTCAGGCGGTGGTGAACCTGAGAGATGCTCTGCCGCAAGACAAGCGGTTCGATGCCTACAAATACTCTGGTGAGCTGCGCTCTGTCTGTGCAGCCATGATGGGCAAGATGAAAACAGGCGAGGACGTGGCGAAGGTCTATGACATTATCGGCCGGACGTACCTGTTTGAAGCAAAGGACGTGTTTGACAGCTATTGCATCTACCTTGAATGGAATCGTGCGCCGGAGAAGAAGTTCTATCAGCCGAGACGCAGGGTTCTGAAAGTGCTGGCAGATGACCTGGAGGACTTGTTTTATAAGCGGATTGATTTCTTGGGAGTTAGTTTACCCGCTCGCGTGGGCAAGGCTTTGAGCGATGATACGCCGATTCTTACACGAAACGGCTGGAAGAATCACGGCGATTTACAGGTCGGCGATGAAGTTGTCAGTCCGAAAGGCCAGTTTGTAAAGATTTTGGCAGTGTCTCCTAAGTGCCAGCTTGATGTGCGTTGCCATTTTTCTGACGGCACATACATTGACTGCCACGAAAACCACGAGTGGCCGGTCTTTAACCGCCATAAGAATGGATTTGACGTGGTCGAAACCAAGCGGATGATGGAGGATTATGTTGCCGACACGAAGGACGGTATAAGATTCTGCTATCAGGTTCCGTTCAAAAATTTTGTCGAGGGAGAATATAAGAAACTGCCTGTTGAGCCGTACACATTGGGCGCATGGCTTGGTGATGGTCGCAACCAGCACCCGGATATTTGCGAACCTCCTTGTGATCGAGTGATTGTCGAGCGCGTCATTAACGATGGATACCCAGTTAGTTGGCATACGGTTCACAAGGACACTGGTGTTGAGTACTACGGATTTTCTTGTTTGCGGCAAGCACTTCAAAAAGGCGATATGTGCCATAGTCACCGCCGCTGCGTGAAGCATATCCCAGAAGAATACTTTACAGCCAGCATTGCACAGCGCATGGAATTGCTTGCTGGTCTGCTTGATACAGACGGTACGTTACGGGCAAAAGAGCATCGGTACGCTTTTTCTACCACAGAGCCGCAAATGAGAGATGATTTTGTCACGCTGGTTTCTACCTTTGGATGGAGATGCAGCGTGGTTGAATATCCACCTCGTGTATCATCTAGTGGCATTAAAGGCAATCTGACAGTCTATTCCATCTCTTTTAATCCTACCTGCCCTATTCCCTGCGTTGTTCCTCGCAAGCAGTTAAAGGAGTTTTCCAAACCTCGCCGTGTGGCATTTTGCGGGTTTGAGCGCATCGAATCGAAGCAGGGCAACTGCATTCAGGTCGAGGGTGGCGTGTACTGCGCTGGTAAGCGGCTGATTCCCACCCATAACAGCACCCTGTGCATCTTTTTTATCACATGGCTGATGGGCAACCGCCCTGACGTTGCATCGGTTATGAGCGGACATTCTGACAAGCTGACCAATGGCTTCTACGGCGAAGTGCTGTCTATCATCACCGACCCTGTGACCTACAACTGGGGCAAAATCTTCCCTGACGTTCAGCTTGTGGACAAGAGCGCAAAGGACGAAAGCGTTGACCTGAACCGAAAGAAGCGTTTTCCAACCCTGACTTGCCGCTCGATCGGTGGCACGCTGACTGGTGCTGTTGAAATCGGTGAGGGTGGCGTTTTGTACAGCGATGACTTGATCGAGGACTTGGAGGAAAGCCTGAACGTTGAACGTCTGAACAACAAGTACGATGCCTATCTGAACCAGCTAAAAGACCGTAAAAAGCAGGGCGCATTGGAGCTGATGGTCGGCACACGCTGGAACGTGCTTGACCCTCTGGGGCGCATCCAGAACCAGTACGCAGACAATCCAAAGTACAGATTTCGGGTGATTCCCGCTGTGGACGAGAATGGACACAGCAATTTCAATTATGACTACGGTGTGGGATTTGACGATGCCTACTATGCCGACATGAAAGCCAGCATTGACGATGCAACATGGTGGGCAAAGTACATGGGCAAGCCCTATGTGCGTGAAGGTCTACTGTTCCCTGCCGATGAATTGCGATATTTTAATGGCGTTCTGCCTGATGGTGAACCCGATCGCAAGCTCATGGTCATGGATATTGCATGGGGTGGCGGTGACTTTACCGCCTGTCCTATCGCTTATGTGTACGGCGATGCCGTGTTCATTCCTGACCTTGTGTTCAATAATGGCGATAAGACCGTGACTAGACCGGAAGTCGTAGGCAAAATCATCCAGCATAAAATCAACGTGGTGCGCGGCGAAGCCAACAATGGCGGTGATGAATACTGTGACGTTGTTGACAGCCAACTTCGGCAGCAGGGTTATCACTGCTCTGTTCGCAGCCAGCGTGCGCCAAGCGGTCAAAGCAAGCTGTCCAGAATCATCCAGTATGCGCCGGACATCAAGCGGTTCTATTTTCTTGACGAGAAGCACCAGTCGAAAGAGTACAAGGCGTTCATGGAGCAAGTGACGATGTTCACGCAGCTTGGCAAAGTCCCGCACGATGATGCGCCGGACAGTCTGGCGCAGCTTGCCGATGAATTGTACAACGGAATCAGTAAAATCGAGCCTGTCAAGAGGCCATTTTAATAATTCCCCTAAATAGCCGGGTGCGTAGGCATTAAAATTTGATTTGCCTATTGACATGGCTTACAATAGTACTAGGAAGATTTGCAGCTTCCTCTAGGTATTGCGTTGACGAGATTTTTAAGTCATTTTTACTCGTCATTTGTTGTGTAATACCCTCCTTTCTTACTCACCCACGACAGCTGCCTTTATCTGTCGTGGGGATTATATGTTGCGTTTCCGAGTGGACGGAACGTTGTTTGTACTCCCCCAACTGACACGGAGCGGTTCAAACCCGCTACGCAGCACAACTATCCTCTTGCTTTGCATGGGATTTCTCTTTTGACACCTCACCGCTATTCCCGGCTCTCGATGTAAAAGGCTTTTCTGAATTTTCTCCTTTTGCAAAGAGCAGCGGTAAAGTAAGCCGGGTCTATCGCGGAGTGGAGCAGTCAGGTAGCTCGCTTGGTTACCAAGAGGTCGCTGGTTCAAATCCGGCTTCCGCGTCCGAATCGCAGTCCGAACCATTGCCTGTCCGGCAAACAAAAAGACTGTGAAGGTTTTCCGGGGCGGAAAATAGCACGGCTGGAAGTGCGAACAGTTTCCCAGTAGCTTCCGACAGGTCTGTGCTCAACAGCCTGTTTCCAGAAATCCAACGAAAGGAGCGCCCATGCTAGTTAGAATCTGTTGCCCTTGTATCAGGCAAAACCCAATCTATAAGAACGTCCGCTGCAACCGCTATCTTGGCGAAGTGGACGGAAGATACCATTTCAAGTGTGACAGATGCAAGGGCGTTATCGAAGGAGACACAAGGGAAGGATGGGTGAAAATCATCCATCCACCGGAAAAGTAAATAGCTTTTGAAGCGCAGTTTTGGCGCAGTGAGATAGACCTTAACAGGTTTGTCTTGCTGCGCTTTTTATTTTGCCGGAAAGGAGGAACACATGGCTGAGTATCAGATAGTCGTTGACGGCTTTTTGAATAATCCGCTGACCGGACGCAGACCGATTGAAACGCCGGAGACGGAAATCAATCGGGCAAACGTGCTGAAAGTGGTTATGGGCAAGGCAGAGCCTATTCATCTGCTGAACAAGAATGAGATTCGTTTCCTGCACAACTACTACTTGGGTAGCCAGCCTGTCCTCGAACGCACGAAGGAATACCACGCTGAAATCACAAACCGCATTGTAGAGAACCACGCCAACGAGTGCGTAGGCTTCTACACAGGCTATATGAGCGGTACGCCGTGCTCTTATGTGCGGTCTGAAACTGCAACAGATGACGGCGAGGAAATCGCCCGCCTGTCTAACGCCTTGCAGTATGAGGGAAAGGATTCGCTTGATCGGCGGCTCTGGCAGTGGATGTTGGAGTGCGGACAGGGATACCGCATCGTTCTTCCTGACAAGGGGTATGGCGGCAACTACCCGGACGAAACGCCCCTGCTGGTGGACGTTCCAGACCCAGACATGGCGTATGTGATTTACAACTCCGGCATCGGGCATAAGCCAATCGCCAACGTGCTGCATATCCCGCGCAATTATCAGAACGACTTGAACGACTTGATTTGCGTGTACACGCCAAACCAGTACTTTGAAATCGACAACGGCAAGGTCACAAAATCGGAGAATCATTCTCTTGGAATGCTGCCGATGGTCGAATACAAGCTGAACCCTGAGCGGATGGGTTTGTTTGAACCGGCTATCCCTGTGTTAGATGCCATCAACGACCTTGAAAGCAACCGTCTGGACGGCGTGGCACAGTTCATTCAGTCCATCATGGTGTTTACGAACTGCCTTGTGGACGAGGGTGCGCTTAACAAGGTCAAGGAACTGGGCGCAATGTGCTTGAAGTCCACCTCTGGTCTTCCGGCATCCGTTTCGCAGATTGCAAACGAGCTTGACCAGCAGCAGAGCCAGACCCTGCTTGATTCTATGTTGAACGTGTACCGCAGCCTGACTGCCATGCCCAGTGCTACTGGTAGCGAGAATGCAACATCTGACAACGTGGGCGCAGTTATTGTCCGCAACGGCTGGAATCACACAGAAGCGAGGGCGCAGCAGTACGAGAATATGTTCAAGTTCTCGGAACGCCAGAGCCTGTCTGTGATGTTGAAAATCCTGCGTGACACGGCTGGTTCTAAGCTGATGGCAAGTGACATCAACATCAAGCTTCCACGCCGTCAGTACGACAACCAGCAGAGCAAGGTTCAGATTTTTGCACAGATGTTGCAGCAGACCATTGACCCGCAGTTGGCGTTTACTACGCCCGGTTTGTTCCCTGATCCGCAGGCTGCTTATGAGATGAGCAAGCCATTCCTGATTGCCGCTGGCAAGCTGGGTAAAGATGGAAAAGCACCAAAGCCACAGGAACAGCCTAAACAGGACGTTACCAATACAAATGCCGGGAACATGGAAGACAAACAGTCTAATGACACTAAGAAAGAGAAAGATGCAGGTATGGCATGAAAAACAAAAGCGTTTATTTGATGCAGTCTGGAAACAAAGTGAAGATTGGCGTTTCAGAAATCCCGACCAAAAGACTTAATTCTTTGAGAATTGGATGCCCTGATATTTCCCTTGTGTATGCAAGTAAGCCGATTTCAAACGCTTTTGAGATTGAAAGCAAATTGCACAGTGCTTTTTCTGAATTTTCTCTTGGTCACGAATGGTTTTCTGCTGAAATCAAAGAAGAAGCTATCGTTGCTATCGAAGAATATGTTTGCTCGCATGGAAAACTTTCTGAAAACGAAGAATCGAACACTGACGCAACCGATATTTTGAGCAAACTTTTTTCGGAAGAAGCATTGATTGAAGATGCCGAAAACTTAAAAAGGGAACGAAAAGCTACTGAGTGGATTCTTGTTGAACTTTCTTCTGGCAAGATACCTGCAAGTCTTATTTTGGGATTTATGGGGCTTGGATACGATTGCTCCCAAATCAAAGAGATTTGCGCCAAGTACGACCTTCATAAAGCATAAACACATGAATCACCCCGAATTTTCGGGCTGATATATTCCGGCAGGGAAGCCGGGATACAAATTTCGCAGCGTTGCAGGGAAGCAACGGTAAAAAAACGCAGGAGGAAATTAACGATATGAAACTCAATGTGTTGCTTGGTGATGCCTACAAAGAGGGTATGACCGCCGATGAAATCATTTCTGCGCTGGAAAAGGTTGCAGACCCTAACGCAGAGGTCGAGAAGCTGCGCAACGCCGTGACGAAAGCCAATGGCGAAGCTGCTGAGTACAAAAAGCAGCTCAAAGCAAAGCGTACCGATGACGAGAACGCCGCACAGGAACAGGCTGACAAGCTGGCAGAGATGCAGAAGCAGATTGAAGCCCTGACTGCCGACAAGGAGAACCTCGTCAAGGAAAAGACCCTTGCATCTTACCGTGAAAAGTTCGTTGCGCAGGGTTATGACGCTGAACTGGCTGGCAAGGCCGCATCTGCGCTGGCTGACGGCGACATGGACAAGGTGTTTAAGTTCCAGTCGGAGTTTATGACCGCCCATGACACCGCATACAAGGCTTCTCTGCTGAAGGATATGCCCACGCCTCCGGGTGCGGATGGCAATGGTAACGGCGCAGATAGCGCAGGTGTTGCTTTTGCTAAACGCTTCGCACAGGAGCGTGCAGACGCAAACAAGGCATCAAGTGACGCAATGACTGCTTTCCATTAAGGAGGAAAACATGAAGTACACCAATACTCCGGTATCGGCTCCTGAAAGCACTATTCTGGCTGCTGATACCTACGTTGCCATTCCCTTTACCGTCAAGGAGACCAACGCTGTTCCGGCTGGCTATCCCATGGCAAAGACTGGTCTGAAAGCTGCTGCCACTACTGGCACCAGCGCTGCTGACGCAGCTACCGATGCCATTGGCATTCTGCTGCACACCGTTGACCCTGCCGTCAACCCCAATGGCGCACTGCTGATTCAGGGCGTTATTGATGTGGACAAGGCAAAGCTGTCCGGCTTTACCTATTCTGCAAACGATATTGCCGCTCTGAAAAAGGCTGTTCCTGCCGTTTTCTGCCGTACTGATGTTGGCGCAAAGAGCGAGTAAGGAGGACTAAATTATGGCACTGAATCTGAATGAAATCTTCTCCCCCGCTGCGATTGCCGCCTATTGGACGAATGACCCGACCAATGCGCAGCCCTATGCTTCTGATGCTCTGTTCCCTGCTCGTAAGAAAGTCAGCATGGAACTGAAGTGGCTGCGTGGTCACAAGGGCGTTGGCGTTTCGCTGAAGCCTAGCGTGTTCGACACTAAGGCTACGTTCCGTACTCGTCAGGGCATCAAGATGACCGAGACCAGTATGCCGTTCTTCCGTGAGGGCACTCACATTGACGAGGAAGACCGCCGCAAGATTATCTCTGTTCTGGCTACCAATCAGGAGTTTGCGGCAGATGTTATCAATCGTGTCTACGATGATACCGCACAGCTTATTACTGGTGCTCGCATTGTGCCTGAGCGAATGGTGTGGCAGCTTCTGGCTCCCAAGACTGGAAAGCCCGGCATCTCTATCGAATCCAACGGCGTGAGTTACGTCTACGATTACGACCCTGACGGCACTTGGCATCAGTCCAATTACAAGGCTCTGGCTACCAAGGAGAAGTGGGATGCTCCTACTACTGCAACTCCCATCGCCACGATGACCACTGCCGCAAACACCGTGCTGGCAAACACTGGTGAGATTATCACCGATGCCTACATGAACACCAACACTTTCCACAAGATGATTGCTGCGGATGAAATCAAGAACCGGTTCCTGACGGTTATGAAGACCGCCACCGCTGTGCTGGTTGATTCCGAAGCTCGTTCTGTTGTCGAAAGTGCATCCGGTATCCGCATCCACCTGTATGACAAGATGTACAAGCCGGAGGAAACCGCAGCTGCTGAGAAGTATCTGCCTGATGGCTATGTCGTGCTGGCTCCTTCTGGCTCTCTGGGCAATATGTACTATGTTGCCACCCCTGAGGAAGCAGACCTGATGGCTGGCATCTCCAACGCACAGGTTTCCGTTGTGAATACTGGTGTTGCTATTACCACTGAGCAGACCGTGCATCCCGTCAACACTAACATTTACGTTTCTGAAATCGTCCTGCCGTCTTTTGAGCGCATGGACGCTGTGTACTGCATCAAGGCTTACTAAGGCGAAAGGAGGAAAGCAGCATGGGAGATCAGTATTCTGAAGCGGCAGTCAAGCTGGGGCAGTACATTGCTCCTGCACTTGACCGTGAAGTCACGGACGAGGACTACTCACTCTTCGACCTGCTGCTTGATTTCGCCAAAGATAAGATATTTGCACAGGGCTACCCCTTCGGCAACAGACCGGACGAGCTGCCCTTGCAGTATCAGTCGTTGCAGATACGCATTGCAGCGGAACTGTACAACCACATCGGCGCAAACGGACAGACGAGCTACACCAACAATGGCATCACTCGTGTGTGGGAAAGCTCCGATGTGGCGCAGTCCCTGCTGAATGAAGTAGTCCCGAGAGTAGGTGTTATTGGCTGATGTTCAATGGAAGCCCGCTGGACAAGCGTCCGCTTTGGTATTCAAACCCCATCGGCGAGAAAAAACCTGTTGTGGACGAATGGGGAAACGAAACCGGCGAGACATCGCAGACGTGGAGTGACCCTGCAAAGCTAATGCTGAACGTCAGTCCGCCTACTGGTTCTGCTGAAGCAAGCCCTTTCGGCGCGTTCACGGATTATAGCTACGTTGTCAGCTCGTCCAGCAAAAAGCATAACACTCCACTTTATGAGGGCACGCACGTCTGGTTTCAGACGGATGTTTCAAATCCTTTTAACTACATCGTGGTCAAAGTCGCAGAGCATATCACGGACACGTTGTATGCGCTGAAGGAGGTGGCCGCAAGTGAAAATTAAAGTGAGGTTGAGCGATGCCGGACTTTGTGATGCGGAACGTCAGATACAGGAGTACAAGACCACCCTGAACCAAAAGGCAAAGGAGTTTGCAAAAGCGTTGGCTGACAAAGGGCTTGATGTGGCGAAAGTTCGCTTTGCCAATGCCGAATATGCTGGCAGAAACGATGTTTCTTGTCGTGTTGAGCAAAACGGAAACACCTGCACCATCATTGCCGAAGGAAAAGCAGTTGCTTTTATTGAGTTCGGTACAGGCGCACACCACAACGGATATGGCGGTGAACTACCGCCCGGTGTTGGTGCACATGGCTCTTACGGTAAAGGACACGGCGCACAACGCCGCTGGTACTACTACGGCGAAGCTGGCAATGCTGGTACACCTGTAAAAACGGTGGACGGCAAGGGACAGCTTAACTACACGGACGGCAACGAACCGGCTATGGCTATGTGGGGAGCTGTTGAAGAAATGGCTTCTCAGGTAGAAGCAACGTGGAGGGAGGTCTGGAATAGTTGATCGATTATTTCAATTCCATCTTTACGGTTGTTGCTAAGGAACTGCGAAAGCAAGTACCCGGCATCTTCGTCACTGGCGAAATCAATGACAGCAATGTCAAGAAGTTTCCATGTGTGCAGATAGAGGAAAACAGCAACCTCCCGGTTCATCTGGATTCTGCCAGCCGAAGCAAGTATGCTGCCGTTTCCCTGCGTGTGCGTGTCTACTCCAACAAAACCAGCGGACGCATTGCAGAAGCTCGCTCTATTGTGAGCATCGTGGATTCTGTGCTGGAACCGCTCAATTTCTATCGAAAATCGTTTGCCCCGTTGAATGGGCTGTACAACAATTCCGTCTATCGGATTGATTGCAGCTACGGGGCAACAATCGGAGAGGACGGAATGATTTACCGAAACTAAGGAGGTAAACATTCTATGAGTACTGCTATCTCCGGTCTGAATACCACCCTGTATTGTGGCGACAGCGCAACCGCTCTGACGAAGCTGTGCGACATCAAGGATGTGCCCGACCTGATCTCTGAGCCAAACCTTCTGGATGCAACTACCCTGTCCGACCCAATGCAGGTCAACATCTTTGGCATCATCCAGAGCGACACCAAGTCTTTCACCGCCAACTACAACAAGGCTGACTATACGAAGGTCAAGACCGCTGGCTATGATGAGACTTCCGAGAGCAACGCCGTGAAGTACTACGCCCTGAAGATGCAGGACGGCTCCGGCTTCACTTGGCAGGGTATGCATCAGGTTGGCTTGTCCGGCTTTGGCGTGGACGAGGTTGTGGAAATGACCATCAACTGCATCTTCACCAAGAAGCCTGAGTTTAGCGAGACCCTGACTGTCACTGGCGGCTAAACCGCAAAAATCGAATCAATCAAACCGGGCAGAACTGAACAACGGATTTGGTTCTGCCCCTATTTATAAAGGAGAGCATTTATTATGGCTGCTAAGGTTATCAACTTTCATTCCCCCGATGGTAAGAACACTTACGAGCTGACCTTCACCCGTGACAGCGTGGAAGCCACTGAGCGTGCAGGTTTTCAGATTGGCCAGTACACCCAGATGACCAATCTGCTGTCCAACTCTCGCGCCCTGTTCTACGGCGCTTTCATCGCACGGAACAAGGGCATCAAGCGCAAGGCCGTGGACGAGATGTTCCAGCACATTGAGGATAAGGAAGACCTGATGGGCATTCTGCTTGAGATGTTCATGGACGCTTCCAAGTCTCTGCTGGCAACTGACACTGAGGACAAGACTGCAAAAAACGCAACGTGGGAGATTGTGTAACTGCACAATCTCAGGAAACAGATGGAGAGGGGGAGCCATTCTCCTTCTCCAAGCTGTTCCACGATGTAGAAGCTTATTACATCTCCATCGGCATGACCTACGACCAGTTCTGGTACGGCGATGTCTGGTTGGCAAAGGTCTACCGTGACGCAGAGGAGCTGCGGGAACGCAGAGCCAATGCTGAAGCGTGGAGAAATGGCTTTTACATGGCATCTGCGCTTTCCTCTACGGTTGGCAATATGTTCCGCAAGAAAGGGTCTAAGCCCATCAAGTACATGGATAGACCGCTTCCCCTTACCCAAAAGGAGAAAGACGAGTATGAATACCAACGCGCAGTTGAGGCGCAGGAGCGAATCAAGAGAACAATGTTCTCTATGATGGAAAGTGATGGTGGTAGTGATGGCTGATGTTGATATTACGAGCTTATCCGTAGAGATTTCTGCGGAATCGCAGGGCGCAGAGCTTAATATCGACAAGCTCGCTACCGCCATTTCTAATTTGCGCACAAAGGGCAATGTGGCAAAGGTTTGCAGTAGCCTTGATAGGTTATCTGCTTCTATTTCCGCTCTTAAATCCGCATCTACTGGGCTGGACGGTCTTAGCAAAATCACGTCTTTTATGAACGGCCTTGCTAATGTAGACCTTACTCAAAGCGCAAAAGGCATCCGCTCTGTTGCTAATGCTTTGAACAAAATTTCGTCCGTCAATCTTGGAAACATGGATTTTTCCGGGCTTGGCAGTAAGATGAACAGCTTGAAGAACGGCCTTTCCCCTATTTCTTCTATTAGCGATTCTTCCATTAAGAGTTTGCGTGGCGTAAGCAGTGCAATCAATTCCATTGCTAAAATCCCAAGCATTACAAAGAAGCTGGACTCTAAAACACTTGATGATTTTGCGGAAGTCTGCAAAAAAGTAGCATCTGCTATTTCTCCGCTTGCTTCTAAGTTAGACAAGGTCGGTAGCTCTTTTTCTTCGCTTCCATCTAAAATTAAAAGTGCTGTCAATTCTACAGCCCGCTTTTCTTCGGCAAACCAGAAAGCAAGTACCAGCCTTTCAAGCTTGGCAAGCCAGTTGGAAAACATCAAGAAACGTGCAGCACAGCTAGTTTCCCTGAAAGCTATTGCCACTTATCTTGCCAATGCCGTTACTAAGTTCAATGACTTTTATGAAGCGACAGACTTGTTCAACAATGCAATGGGCGAGTTAAGCGGTCAAGCAACAGCGCTTATCAATAAGATGGAGTCTCTGCTTGGCATCGACCCGACAGAAGCAATGACAAACATTGCTACGATCCAAAGCCTTGCAACTTCGTTCGGTCTGGCAAGCGATAAAGCGTATATCTTATCCAAGAACCTGACCCAACTTGCCTATGACGAATCGTCCTATTGGAATAAAGATACTGCTACTACCTTTACCGCAATTGCTTCTGCTATCTCTGGAGAACTTGAGCCTATTAGACGCTTAGGTGTTGACCTGTCTCAGGCGCGGTTACAGCAGGAGCTTCTCGCTCTTGGATTTAATAAGCAGGTTTCTAGCTTGTCTCAGGCAGATAAGGCAGTTCTTCGCTACATCGCCATTATGAAGCAGACTACCAACATTCAAGGCAACCTTGCGCAGACCATTAGTAGCCCCGCCAATATGGTACGCATTTTGAAGTCTGAAATTTCGCAGCTTGCAAAGGCTGTAGGCCAGCTTCTTTATCCCGCATTTAAGGCGATTCTCCCCGTTCTGATTGCAGCAGTTGACCTTATCAAAGAATTTGTGGTCTCTCTTGCATCTGTGTTCGGACAGAAAATTGAATTTACCGATTTCAGTAAAACAAAAAAAGATATTGGTGGCGTGACCGATGCTATGGATGACACTGCCGATGCTACGAAAGCAGCAGCGAAAGCGGCTAAAGATTACACGATGGGTTTTGATGAACTAAACATCATTGACCCTTCACAAAGCTCCGGCTCGTCCGGCTCCGGCAGCGGCGGTGCTACTGGTAATTTACTTGGTGATGTTGACCTCTCACAGTATGATATGTTCAAAGATTATGCTGGGAGCGCTGTTGATGAGATTAAGGCAAAATTAAAATCTCTTGATTCTTTCCAAATCGGAACCCAAATCGGTGAACAGTTGAATAAACTTATGGGCATGATTTATGATGCCATCCATTCTGTTGATTGGGCCTCGCTTGGAGCGGTTTTTGCAGATGGCATTAACGGGCTCGTGGATTCTGTAGACTGGGATTTGTTTGGTCGATTGCTTGCGGATAGGTTCATTATCGAGTTTGAGCTTCTTGGTGGTTTCCTGTCTCAGCTTGACTGGACATCTGTATTAAATGCCTTTATTGATGGCTTTTCTGGATTCTTTCACGAACTTTCAGATTGGATAGCAACAGTAGACTGGACTAGCATTGGAAAGCAATTGACTGATAAGATTTCCGATGCTCTTCAAAATGCTGATATTGAAAAGCTTGCAAGAGTTCTTTTTAACTTTATCACTGATAGCATTAACGCTGTTTCTGATTTTTTGGCTGGAACAGACTCTTACCAGCTCGGTCAAGACCTCGTTGACTTTGCTATTAGAGCCGTTACTTCCGTAGATTGGGCCGGGCTAGCTCAAGCCATCGGTCGTTTCTTTGGCGAAGCGTTCATTGAAGCACTTGACTTCATGGGTGGTCTGGTTTCCCGAATTGCCGATTATTTTGAAAAGAAAGTGGCAGAGGGGCCGTTCGATAATGTTGGCCTGAATATCGTCTACGGTATTTATTACGGCATTCAAGACGCAATCACGAATGTTGCTTCTTGGATTGTTGAAAATGTGTTCAATCCATTTATCAACGGTTTTAAGTCTGCCTTTGGAATCAATTCCCCATCTACCGTAATGGCCGAACAAGGCGGATACATTATCGCCGGATTGAAGAAAGGTATTACTGATGCTATCTCTAGCGTAACTGAAACTGCGAAGAAAATTCTTTCTGCAATCAAGAGCGCATTTGACAATTTTAGCCTTTTTGATATTGGCAAGAACCTGATTCAGGGCCTTATTAACGGCGTGAACAATATGATTGAAACAGCTAAAAATGCTGTCGCAAATGTTGGAAACGCAGTTATCGACAAGGTTAAGAACGTTCTTGGCATCCATTCCCCTTCTACTGTGTTTGCGGAGATTGGCGGTTACATCGATCAGGGCCTTGCAAACGGCATCACTTCTGCCGTCTCCTACGTCGCCACTGCTATGCAGGGCGTTGTAGACGCTGTGCAGGAGAAAGGCAACGCGCTGATTAACGCTGGCTCTACTCAGGCTACCGGATATGTAAACAACTTCTTAAATAGCCTTGACACGGAGTGGCAGCACATCGATCAGAGCTTGCAGGCGGATTTCTTTGGTAGCATTGGCACTCTGTGGGATGCGATTTCTAACGGAGACCTTGAAAAGCTCGGCACATGGGCCGCTTCCTATTTCTATCATGCAATGGATGATGAGCAGAAAAAGCAAATCAAGTCCATTGCAGATAACAGCTTGCAGTGGTTGACACAGGGCTTGAGCAGCGTTTGGAACAATATTGCCGGTATGGCTTCTAGCTTTATCAGCCAGTTTGTTCCTTCTGCTATGGCGGCAACATCCGCTCAGACGAGTTTGAACATTGCAATGGATGCAAACCCTGTTATGCTGGTTATTTCCCTGATTGGCATGTTGGTTGGCGCTCTTGTCAACTTTGCCAATAAGAACAAGAGCATTGCTTCGTTCCTGTCTAATCTTTGGTATGGAATCGGCGATTTCTTCTCGATTGTTTTTGAGGGGATTCTCCGCGTTCTCGGAACGGCAATTCAAGGCATTGTTGCTGGAATAAATGCTTTAATTGACGCACGCAATTTCTTTAATCCCTTTGATAAATGGGGGCATATCAGCAACCCTCTTTATGATTGGGCTGATAATATTGCGAGCAGTCGTGCGGAAAGCCAGCGTAAACGTCAAGAAGCGGCCAATAGTGGCTTTGACGATTCCAAAGACCCAACTAACTACGAACAGCAGTACAAGGAACTGCAAGAAAAGTACAAAAATGGTTCTTACCCAGGAACGAAAGAATGGGATAAGAACAATGGTACGTCCTCCGGCTCTTATGGCGGCACCACCAGCGTAAACGTCAACATCAACGAAGAGGAAATGCGTGAATCTGTTTACAATGGCACTTACAACGCATTCCTTGATATCTTCCAGCGGTATGGTGACGAGCTGACCGGTGGCAAGGAACTCAAAATTTACCTTGACGGAAAGCAGATTACAGCATCCGTTGAGAAGCGGCAGAACGCCCGTGGACAGTCTTTGATGGGCAGTGAAGTTTACAGCTACTAAGGAGGTTGTGGTTTATGGCGATTCCAGCACTGGTAACGGTAAATGGCGTAGACCTGCCGGAACCTTCTTCTTACGAAGCGACCACTAGCACCATCGTGGATTCTGGACGAAACGTTCAAGGCAAAGTAGTTGGCTCTGTTGTGCGGCATGATGTAGCAAAGGTGTCCCTGAGGTGGAACTACCTTACCGCACAACAGTGGGCCGCTATTCTCAGCCTGTTCACGACACGATTTTACTGTACCGTTCGCTTTTATAATCAGGCAAAGGCCGGATACGACACGCGGCAGATGTACGTTTCAGACCGAACATCTGGTATGTGGCGGCGCGGGCCTAAAACCGGTAATGTGATGGGCTGGACGGATTGCTCGATTGCGCTTGTGGAGGTATAGCCTATGGTACAACCTTCTCAGAAGTGGCTTGACAAGTTTTCCGAAACGCTTGTACCGGAGATGTTTGTACGCATCACCTATGGCGTTACAGAACCGGGCTTGCAAGAAGATGCGATTCCTAGCACAAACGGCGAAACGTTCTTCAGCAATGTATCTTCTATCGTTGACAGTGAATCGCATACTTATACAAAATATTCTACCGGAGAATTAAATTTCACTGTTTTGGACGGTAATTATACCTTGCCCGACAGAAGCGTAAAACCTCAGGAGGCTGGTTATGTTAGCGAGAATTGTGTTTCAACCTTAAACCACCCGATTATTACGCTCTCGTTCAGCAAAGTTCATACCGTGACCATTCCTGGCATTACCATCACATGGTCGTCAACGTTTAACGAATGGCCTACAAGCTTCAAGCTGACCGCTTATTCTGGAAACGCAGTCGTATCCACCAAAACAGTGTCGGATAATTCCTCTATCACTACTGACATTGACTGGGAGATTGCGAATTACGATTCCATTTCCATTCAAATCTTGTCGTGGTGCTTGGAAAATCGTCGTGCAAGGGTAGAGCAAATAAAGATGGGCCAGTTTATTGTGTTTGAGAAGAAAGATATTTTTTCGTACAAGCACGATTCCACAAGAGACCCGATCAGCGGTCAACTTCCGAATGACAGCATCACTTTTACAGTGGATAACAGCACGCAGAAGTGGAACCCGATCAACCCGGAAGGCCTTTACAAATATCTGTATGAGCGCCAGCCTATCTCTGTGGAGTACGGAATGGATTTGGATGGAACGGTAGAATGGATTACTGGTGGCAAGTTCTTCTTGTCTGAGTGGAGTGTTCCGTCTAATAGTATCGAAGCAAGCTTTACGGCCCGTGACGCTTTCGGCTATTTGATGGTATCGAACTACACCGGAAGAATGTATGGCACTCTTTATGAGATGGCCTACGATGCGTTGGAGCTTCTGAACGACAACGTGGCAACGTTTCAGATTTCCGATGAACTGAAAAATTATAGCGCGGATATCACAAGCCAGGATAAAAGCAATTATAAGGATTCGGATATTTTGCAGATGGTTGCTAACGCAGCTGGTATGGCAACGTATCAGACACGAGAAGGTGTGATTGTAATCGGACGCATTCCTGACATTTCTACTGCAAAAGCAAACCTTGCCGGTGAAATCGACATTGTTAACAACTTCAACTGGCCTGAGATTGCGTTTTCTTCCCCTTTGAAAAATGTGACTTGTTCGATTGATGTAAAATCTTCCGATGGTTCAAGCACTACAAGCAAAACGTATTCTTACCCAGAAAACCCAACAGGGAGCGGAGCAACGCAGACTGTTAGCAATGAAATGTTGTCTCAAAGCGTTCTTAGCCAGAGCAGGAATATTTTGACAGAAGCATACAAGGTGCTTTCTAACCGCCGCAAGGTCACATTGAAATATCGTGCAAGCCCGCATTTTGACGCTTTGGACTATGTTCTTGTTCATCACCAGTTTGGCTATTCCTCTGTACTGTTGACTACGAGCTTTTCTTATCAGTACTCCGGCTGTTTTCACGGGACGGTCGAAGGGTATCTCTTGGAAGGAGCTGATGTTCGTTGACCCGGTGGATTACAGACAGAACCGATGATGATGTTGCGCAAGTCAAGGCGCTTGCATTGAAGGCAAAGGCAGGAACATGGACAGAGAAAGAGCAGGCAGAATGGGCTACTGGCATGAAGGGCGCTCTGAGCTACATGGATTATAACCGCATTGAAGGCGGAATCCAAGAGATCGCGTCCATCTTGAATGCATCTGTTTCAGTCAAAACCGACTGGGATGTAAACGGGTTCCTGACTGTCGCAGATGCTTCCCGGTGGCTTTCCAACATCAAAGTTATTCGTTCTTTGTGCAGTGGCAAAAACGATACTCCCGAAACTCCTGCTTCCCTCAATTATCTGCATTATACGATTATCAATCAGGTTGAAGAAATTCTGCTTGATATTGAAACGATAGCCAACAACCATCTAATCTACTGCTCAGAGCCGGTCTGTGGAGGTGAACCTTACTATGCACTTTGTTGACCGAGAAGCGAAGTATCCAAACCGATGGACAATAACTAAACCGGACGGCTTGTCAGAAGTCATCACCCTTGTTCGCAATGACGAGCCTATCGTTGAAGGCACTCCTATGAATGCCGAAACGTTGAACACTCTTTCAGATGTTGCAGGCGCGGACATTGCGAGAATTGCTGCCGAAAAAGCAGAACTGAACGCGAAACGGTCTGAAATAAACGCTGAAACATCCGCGCAAGAATCTCAGAGACAAGCCGAAAAGTCTGCTGAAAGCGCCCGTCTTGCAGAACAGAGTGCAAATAAAGGCGGCTGGATGGATTTCGAGCAGAAGAACGGCATTCTTTATATGGTCAAAAGTGATAGCTTGACCGAAATAAATATGCAAGACAATGGCTCTGGAATTTTGGAGGTGACGTTTGAATGAGCAAAACAATTGAAATCGGCCCTTATAGCGCCTATGCCATTGCTGTAAAGTATGGATATGATGGCACAGAAGAGGACTGGATTAAAGCAGTCGAAGCTGCTCGAAAGAGTGCAGAGACAAGCGCAGCCAATGCAAAACGAGAAGCAGACGGGGCTTCTACTTCTGCCGCTACTGCCACTGAACAGGCCGGAATTGCAACCACAAAAGCTGGTGAATCTGCCGCATCCGCTGATGCTTCTGCATCCAGTGCATCTGCCGCTGCAACCAGTGAAGCCAATGCAAAGAAATACTCGGAAGAGGCCGGGGCCAAAGCAAATACTGATAAGACCCTGAGCATTGAAAACGCCCCTGCGGACGCAAAGGCTACCGGTGATGCTCTGGCAGGCAAAGCAGACTCCGTCGTTCCACATGATCTTTCTATTCCGATCACGGGATGGCAAACAGACACAGAAGTTGCAGAGTATCCGCATTACATTGACATTACAGCAGATGTTACGTCCACGACTGTGGTATCTGTCAGCATTGACCCTGCAAGTGCAGACGTAGCCGGTAAAGCTATGCTTGTAAACCCCGAAACGCGAACCGGAGCTATCCGTATCCGTGCACACAACATTCCGACTGCGGAAATTTCCGCCCGGTGGTATCCCATCAAGTATGGTGGCCAGTTCTATGGTGACGGCTCAATCTATTCCAACTTCCTGCTTGCGGCACATCCTGTGGGTAGTATCTATCAGACCATCAGCCCGGAAAACCCGGCTGTGACTTTTGGCGGCGGCACGTGGGAAAAGATTGCGCAAGATAGGGTGTTAATGGGCGCAAGTGATACGCACCTGGCTGGTACAACGGTAGAGGCTGGACTGCCGAATATCAAGGGCTCTTTTGAGGCAAGACCCCACATGTCTGGAAACGAGTTTGTGGGCGGTTCGATTACAGGCGGGGATGGTAAGCTATTTGCACATTCAATTCAAACTTCTAACAATATAAATAATTCAATGACAGAAACCGGTAATGTATACAAAAGCGATGTAGTGTTTTTTAACGCATCTGCTTCCAACTCCATTTACGGCGCTTCCACCACCGTCCAACCCCCGGCATACTTTACTTACACTTGGCTTCGTACTGCCTGAAAGGAGAAACAATGGCACTAGGAGAACTCAAAAATGGCATTGGCCCTGATGCCTATGCTATCTATCAGCAAGTCCTTGCGGCGGTAGTCGAGCGAGACCACCCCGTGGGCAGTCTGTACATCAGCGAAAACCCCACCAGCCCGGCCGAGCTTTACGGCGGCACATGGGAACGCATTGAGGGCAAATTTATCATGGGCGCAAGCGATACCTACCAGGCAGGGAGTACGGGGGGCGAAGCAGAACATACACTAACAGAAGGCGAATTACCGAATATAACTGGTAATTTTGATTTTCAATCAGACGGAAATAATCAGGGTATTGTAACCGGAGCACATGGTGTATTTAGTCTTGGCCAAATGTCTACTGGGGGGTTCCGACCGAACAATAAAATAGACGAATCGAATTGTGCTCGGCAAATAAGAATGTCTTTTGGGTCTAATTCACCTCATAACAATATTCCTCCCTACTACTCCGCGTATATATGGCGCAGAGTGGCATAACCGAAAGGAGCACACATGAAAATTATTGACAGCAACGGCAACCCCATCGAAGCCCCCGACCTGACGAAAGGCTACCTCAAGCAGGAGACCCAGACTGTCCACCACGATGCTGTGGCGGGCGTGGAAGAGGTCAGCCACTACGAGACCGAAACCTTGCCGGACGGAACCCCTGCAATCTACTATGACGCAGATGGTCGTGAAAAAGGTCGTGATGTCCGCAAGGTGGTTGACGTGCCCGGCGTGGCCGCACAGGATGCCTACGACGAAGAGGTGGAAGTGCAGCGGTATGTGCTGTACACCGCAGAAGAGCTGGCCGCACAGGAAAAGGCCCGCAAGGAAGCAGAGGAAAAGGCACAGCTGCCCACCGCAGAAGAGCGCCTTGCTGCTCTGGAAGCGGCTATGCTCGACCTGCTGGCCGCACAATAAGGAGGATGTTATGGTTTTGTTCTATGTGACCCAAATCAAGCTGCACCGCTTTGACGGCGCTTTTACCATCGACAACGTGCCTGACCGGTACAAGGATGCCGTGATGAAAAAGCTGACGGAGGAGGGATTTTATGAGGTGGAAAGTGATGCTTGACTTCCTGCGGGATATCTTCACTGCTCTCTCCCACGCTGCCGGTGACAGCGCCGACAAGGAAGAGCCTGCTCCTGCACCGGACGTGTCCACAGTGGACACCGTGACCGGGTGGGCAGGAGAACCGCCCTACCGCTATCTCGACGTGAGCCGGTGGCAGGGAAAAATCAAAATGGAGGGCTGGGCGCAGGTAAAAGCGGCAGGTTACAAAGGCGTGATGCTGCGGGCCGTAGGGAGCCGCAACGGTGTGCCCTACATCGACCCCACCTTCGAGGACAATTATGCCAACGCAAAAGCGGCAGGGCTGGACGTGGGCGTGTACTACTACACCAACGCCTCCTGCGAGAAGCTGGCAGACCGGGAGCTTGCCGTGCTGCGGAAGGCCCTGGTCGGGAAAGAGATGACCATGCCGGTGGCAGTGGATCTGGAATCGCCGAGTCTTGCCGGGATGCCCTATGGGGACTTATCCAATCTGGCAGCCTACCATCTGGAACAGATTGAGAAGATGGGCTTTTATGCCCAGCTCTACACCTACACGAGCTACGCCAACGTCCATCTGGACATGGCAAGGCTTGCAGGGCGGTGGGACGTATGGCTGGCGGACTACACCGGCAAGACTCCGAAGGTGGACTTTAAGTACAACGCTCACCAGCACACCAGCAAGGGCCGCGTGCCTGGCATCTCCGGCAACGTTGACCTCAACGTGACCACCGTCAACTACCCGAAAATCATCCGCAAGAAGGGCCTGACCCGTCTCCGGGAGGACAAATGACCGAAAAAGAAGCTTTGCTGTGGGTGCTTGGCATCCTGGGTAGCCTGTGTGCTGCAGCCATCACCATTGACAAGGTGCTGGAAATCATTCACAAGTACATCAAAAAGGCGCAGGAACCGGACAACGTGCAGAACAAGCGGCTGGATGAGATGGACAAGCGCATCGGCACCTTAGAGCAGGGCCAGCTCCAACACACGCAGGCCCTTGCCCGAGATCTGCGCCGCTTTGAAGAAATTGACGAGGTGAGCCGTCTGACCCTCGACGGGGTGCGCAACCTTCTGGATGCGCAGCTGTCCGGCAACAATCGCGAGGGGATGCAGAAGAGCCGCACCGACATCGACAACTATCTTTTGAAAGGAGTTACCAATCATGGAAGCGATTCGTAACCTTTTGACCGCACTTCCCGCACCTGTGGCCCTCGTGCTCATGCTGGGCGGCCTTGCGTTCTATGCACTGGGCTGCATCCGGCTGGGCTATGGTGCCGCTGTCAAGGGCACTGTGCTCGACCTCATTGCAAGGGCAGAGCAGGAGATTCAGGGCACCAAGAGAGGCGCAGAACGTAAGGCGTGGGTGGCGCAGATGCTCCGCACGGCCCTCAGCGCCAGCAAGTGGGGCAGACTTATCAGCTGGGCCATCACCGATGAG